GCAGCTCCTGGATCAGGTCGTGCGGGTTGCCCTGCACGTCGGTGTAGTTGAGCTGCTGAGGCAGCCACATGCGGCCACCCTCGAACCACGGGATGAGCCTGCGGATGCGGGCGTTCTTCTCCACCGCGCCAGCCACCTCGGTGATCTTGAAACGGTACTGCCGGCGCTCCATCTCCGCCTGGATGTGCGGGATGTCCGCCTGCATGCCGTAGCGCTCGTAGCGCGTCTGCATTGGCTTGTGCTTCTTGTGCAGGGCGAACAGCGCATCGGCGCGCTGCGTCAGCGTCATCCGGTCGATCACGCCGTCCACGAGGAAAGCATTGCCGTCGTGCGCCAGGCCCACGACCCACATCACGGTGCGGTCGCTGCGCTTGCGCTTGGTGCCTTCCTTGGCCGTCTGCGGGTCACCCGCGGGGTCGACCAGGATGACCTTGTTCATCTTCTTGGGCGCGTTGTTGTAGCGCACGATCCACGAGCGCTTGAACTCCGCACCCTCGGCCGGGCGAGGCTCCTGCTGGTACAACGAGATCCACGAGCGAGGATCCGACTGCGCCTGGCGCACCATCTCGTCGGTGAACCACTCCTTCCACAGGCGGTCACCTGGCTTGCGTCCCAGCGGGTCGTGGTCGCCAGCGATCATCGGGAGCTTGATGACCGTCCAGCGCTGAGGCTCGCGCTCGAGCAACCGGCCGGCCAGGTCATCCTCGTGCCAGCGGGTCATGATGACCACGATGCGGCCGTGCGGCTTCAGGCGGGTCAGCAGGTCGTTAGTCCACCAGTCCCAGGTCTTCTCGCGCACGCGCTCGGAGTCCGCGTCCTCGCGGCTGCGCACCGGGTCGTCGACCACGATCAGGTCGCCGCGTCGGCCGGTGATGGATCCGCCCACACCCACCGCGGTGTACTCGCCGCCGTGGTTCGTGCCCCAGCGGCCAGCGGCCGTGCTGTCGGCGGCCAGCGCCACCTGCGGGAACAGAGCGCGGAACTGCTCGTCGTCCACGCCGTTGCGCACCCGGCGGCCGAATCGCTCGGCCAGCTCTGCAGTGTGCGAGGCGCCGATCAGGCTGAGCTGCGGGTTGCGGCCCACAAAGTACTCGGGGAAGTAGACCGATCCGTAGGTGGACTTGGCCGAGCCTGGCGGCATCATCACGAGCAGCCGGTCGATCTCGCCCTTCTCCACCTTGTCCAGGGCTTCGGTCAACAGGACGTGGTGCTGGGCCAGGCGCATGTCGTCTGGCAGGCGGTAGGCGCAGTAGTGCGAGAACGACTCACGCGCCTTCTTGCGCGCCAGCAGCTCAGCCGCAGCCTGCGATGGATCAAGCACCTGCCGCCCCCTTCACCACGCCTCTGGAAGCGATCTCCATGAGCTGATCGTCGGTCAAGGCCACCATCTTGACGGGCCCGCCGTCCTTGCCGGTCAGCTCGACCTTGGACTTGTCGCCGTAGTCGCGGTGGTTGATCTTGGCCGCCACCTTCAGGTTGGCGTCGATCGCCACCCGCAGGCCGGCCGCATCGCCCAGCATTCCAGCCTCGCGGGCGTAGTCCACCGCCGCCTCGACTAGCGTGTGCGAGCGGTGGATGTGAATGTCGGCGTAGGCTTCCCGGGTGTCGGGGTTGTTCAGCAGGATGTCGCGCAGGCGGTTGCTGCTGATCTTGAACGGCATCGACTCGGCGATCAGGCGCATAGATTCACCCGCCATGTAGCGCTCGAAGATGTCGTCAGCCATGGCCAGCACCTGGCGCTTGACTTCTTCACGTTCCTCGGCGATTCGTGCGTATTCAGCTTTGTCCACGGCATTCAGGTTGAACCCGGGCAAGCATCCAGCAGTGGGAGACGAGGTCACTGCGATCAGCCCGCCCGGGCTCAGAAAACAAAAAGCCGGCTCGAGGCCGGCTGGATTTGGAGACACTTACCCGGGGCGGAATATACATCGACCCCTACATCAAGGTCAATCGGTCGTCAAGTCAATGCGCTCCAGGCCATTCCTCGTGGCGTTGGCCAGGTACTTCAGCGCCACGATCATGGTGCGCCTGCGGCTGGGAAAGCCCCAGATCTTCATCAGGTAGACCAGGTCGGCGTAGCCGTCGTTGCTCACGTCCAGCGTGAAGATGCGCTCGCTGTTGGCAGTGCGATGCTTGAGCTGGCGATCGCGGTTGGTCAGCGGCAGCTTGGCCTTCTCGAGCGGGTCGGCGAACTCCACCGCCAGCGCACGGGCGATGAGGTGCGGGCTCTTGATCAGCCCGCGAGTAACGGCACGCGGGATACGCAGGGGCTCTCCAGCTCCCAGCGTCCGATCCAGACCTGGCGCGTCGTGCTTGGGTGCATTGGGCTGTTGTCGATGTTTCGCTTGCATGTTTCGCACTCCTTGCGGCCCGAGCCTGCGCATCGTGCGAAGTCGGGCGGTGAGAACTTGTAGAGGTTGCTGGCCGTGATCATGCCTGGCCTTTCAGCCAGCGCTCGATCGCCCTGGCGAAGTGGTGATGAAAGCCGCCGTTCTGGTGCCACAGATTGGCGATGACCTCGTCGGTCAGCGTGCGCTCGGGCTTGGGCGGTGCTGGCTCGCACTCGCACTTGCCCTCGATGTACGGGCTCCAGCAGGTGCCGCAGACGGTTCTGCTCATGCTGCTGCCCTCGCCTTCTCGGTGCAGCTCGCGCAGCGCCACAACTTCAGCCGGCTGTACACCGACCCGCCCTTGATCTCCCGCGGCTGATCGCAGGTCGCGCACTTCTTGCGGAATGCCATGCCAGGGCCAGAGCCCTTCTGGTTCATCGTCGTGTCTTTGACGTTGCTGTAGATCGTCACGTTGCAGTTTCCTTGCTTCTGTCCTTGATCTGTTGCACTCGCTGCCGCGTGACGCCCACAACGGCTGCGATGTACTCAGGCTTGTCACCAGCGGCCAGCATGTCCTTGATCACTGCGATGCGGTCGCGTGCGGCCTCGGTGCGCTCGTAGCCTGGCAGCCCTCTCATCACGTTCGATCGAGCGCGCAGCCACAGTGTCCAGGGAATCTCCATGGTCTTGATGCGGCGGCCGTTGTCCTTCTGGTAGCGGCGCATCCGCAGGCAGCCGTGCTGGCACCTGGTCTCGAGGCACTTCATGCTGGCCTCCAGGTGAACACGCTGTTGGGCAGCGCTGGCGGCTTGAGCCTGGCGCGTGCACGGCGCTGGCGCTCGGCGTTGTTCATCGGCTTGGGCTTGCGTGCGTCGGGCTTGTTGCCCAGCGCGTAGACCGGGCGCGGGTAGCGCCGGCCGATGCCATCCATTGTCCAGCTCTGGATGTAGACCTGCTTGTGCACGACGGTCAGGCGCATGGCGGTGAGGAAGCAGGAGATTCGGCGGTAGTCGACGTCGGGGAAGAAGCTGGCCGCCTCGCGCATGGTTAGCGGCCCGCAGCATTCCAGCACGCCGCGGATGTTGGCGAAGCTGGGCTTCATGCGTTGCGCTCCTTCAGCTTATCTTCAAGCCATAACACAAGCCCTTCAACGCCGACATGCCGACAGACGTGTCTGGCTTTCTCATGCTCCTTCTCCGTCAGCCCTCGCCACTCGCGGCGGGGTGGGTGGGTGAAGAGAGGCCTCCATTCGTACGGGATGTGGTCGCAGGCTTCCGCTTTGGCTTCATCAATGGTGCGGTAACGGCATGGATACCAACCGCCCCATTCAGTGACCACCCCGTCCTTCATGCGCTTCGCTTGCCGCTCTTGCCACGCCACCGGCTCCTGCTCCGGCTGGTCCGTCGGCGTACCGATGCTGACATCTCCATTCACCGGATTGATCCACATCCGCCCATGCGTTTCTTGCTCGACGCGGCGGGCTTGCTCTGCGTAAGGCTGCTCCGGCTGCTCCAGCGCGGCGCGGAGGGCGGTGATGGTTTTCTCGTCGCCTGTAGTCCACCAGGATGGAGCATCATCCTTCCACCCTTCCAACGCCTTCAACGCCTTCTCGGCTGCGCTTCGCAGGTCACTCATCGCATCCACTCCGGCTTCTTGGGCAGCGGTGCCCAGCCGATGTAGCCTGGCTTGCCGGGCGAGTACTGGCCGTACACCGCAACGCCCCCCTCGGTCAGGAGCTGGACTTTGGCCGACAGCGGGCACGTCTCGAGCGGCCGCCAGTAGTAGGTCTGGTCCACGGCGGCCGCTTTGTCGCTGGTGATCTTGACGGTCATGCGATCAGCAGCCCCACGATCACCAGCACCACGATGGCCGAGACGGCCAGCGCAAAGAGGCCCAAGGCCTCGAGCTGCTGGTCGTCGCCATCGCGCAGCTCGCACGCCTCAGGCGTAGGGCATGCCTCGCGTCCCTGGTTGCAGGGGCCATGGCAGTGCTTCATTGCTCAGCTCCCGTCTGAGCCTCGAGCTCGAGCTGCGAGCGCAGGCGGTCAATGCGGGTCTCGTGGTACAGCACCATCGCGTTGGCGTAGTCGCGTGCGTCCTGCGCCTCGATCAGGGATCGGCGTGCGTTGTCGAGATCGGTGGCCATGATGGTGGCGGGCGCAGGCTTGCGCAGCAGGTTGATGAAGGCCTTCACAGCAGCGCCTCCCCGAAGTTGTCGATCATCTCGGCAACAGCCTGGGCGGGCGTGGGTTTCTTGAACCAGTCGGCCGGCAGAAGCTGACGGCCATCCTCGTCAAATTGCGGGAATGGCCAATGAGGGTTGAACTCTTTCATCGTCGTCTCCGATGCGTGCAACAGCGCACAGTCCGAGTATAAGCAATGTGATGTTTCAACCGCAAGCCCTGTCGACGTAGTCGGCTAACAGCATGCCGGCGCGCTGCAGCAGCTCGTCGTGGTTCTCGGCGCGCTCGAGGTGCTTGCGCTTCCACTCCCAGAACTGCCAGCACAGGGCGCTGAACTCTGCCGGGTGCTTGGCCGACAGCCACTCAAGCCCGGCGCGGCAGGCGCGCACCTCGAGGCTGCTGTAGCCGTCGGCGTCCTCGGACTGCGCCAGCTCCGGCAGCAGGCGGCGGAACATTGGGCTGACCTCGCCCCAGGTGAGCTCGGTCTGAGCTCCGCGCCAGTCGTCGCTGACGCAGATGCTCACGAGCTCGCCGATCCAGTCGGGCTGAAGTCTCATCGGCATGTCATCCGCACGAGAACCTGGCCGCCCTTGACCGGCTCGCCAACCTCGAACGACAGCCGCCAGTGGCGGTCGTCGACCCCGGTGGCGTCGGCCAGGCCGTCCAGGCCTGCCTTCATGCTGGCCAGCATGTTGTCCCAGTCCCGGCCGCGGCGATCGGGCGGGAAGAAGGTCAGATCGACCGCCAAGCTCGTTTTGCCGGCCAGGACAGCCCGTACCCCTGCCGCGGTCGCGATCGCCCGGCAGCGGGTCCTGTAGGCCTTCTTGGCCTTGGCTGCGGTAGCCCAGTGCTGGCGAGCGTTGGGGGAAAGTTTGGGTGAAGGCCAGGGCAGATCGACTGTCAAAGTTAGTGACTGCTCACCAGGCATTTCGGTCATCGGCAACCCCGATCCGCTCAGCATCCGCAACCTCTTAGAGGGTTGCGGATGAGCGGATGAAGCCGGCCCGCTTTTCTTCCGCATCTCATCCGCACGGATGAGAACCCGCGTATTTGCTTGCTTTCCAGCGAAGTGCCCACTAACTTAGACGCTTGACTTGCGGATGAGATGCGGATGAGAACCCCGTGCGGATGACCCCAAAAAACGGTTCTCATCCGCAAGCTAGAATTTTGTTGAGCATTCGCTCGTAAGTCTATGTCAGCACTCATCTTTTACCTCCAACTACTTCACAACTGTAAATGTCATCCGCAAGGCCCCGTGCGGATGAGAATTGTCGTCCGCGTCAACCTTAGTTGACACTTTCCGTTTACACCTCAGTCAACCGATCTAGACGTTTCCTGCGCCTCGATCGCGAGCTCCGCGGTCATCGAAAGGTGGTCGATCGCCTGCTCTGTGAGCTCCCATCCGTTCTTGCGATTGGCCCCCTGGACGGCCATTCCGTTGTCCTTCATGGCCTTCATGATGTTGCTCAGCGCCCGTTCGGAGCAGCCCAGGCTGGCGGCCATTGCGGGTGCTCCTGGCCATCCCTGCTGCATCAGCTTGACCACGTCGATGGCATTGATGGGCTGCCCGTTGATGCGCGAGCCGACCTTGACCTCGAGCGGGTTGCCGTCGAACTGGATGTAGGCGCCGGTGATCTCGACGTCGCACGAGTCCACCACTCCGAGGCCGATCTGGGTGATCTTGAACCGCTTGGCCTCTGGCATCTCGGCGTCCTTCATCTTGGTCACCTTGAGCTCCAGGATGCCGCCTGAGCCCTTGACCTGGAACTCCTGGTCCATGGCCGCCTTGAACGCGCTGGAGCCTCTTGCGCGGTCCATCTCGTGGCCTGAGTGGTGGACGACGAGGTTGTGCGAGTGGAACTCGCGCCTGATTTCGTCCATCGCTTCGATGAACCGGTTAGCGTCCTGCTGCTTGTTCTCGTCGCCGTCGCCGAAGTTGCGGGCCAGGGTGTCGATGATGATCAGCGCCGGGATCTGGCCGGTGTCGGCGATCATGCGTCTGATCTCGGCCATGAGCTTTGCTGGCGCGTCGGGGTCCAGCATCTGCACGGCGTGGTTGGACTTGAAGAGGGGCGTGTCCTTGCCGATCTTGATGCCGGTGGCCTTGGACCATGCTGCGAAGCGCCTGGCCAGGCCCTGGTGGCCCTCGCCTGCGATGTAGAACACGGCTCCCTGCTTGACTGGGCAGCCGAACCATGGCGTGCCTGTGGCCACGCTGCAGGCCATGGACACGGCCACAAAGCTCTTACCGCCGCCTGACGGGCCGTAGAGCATGCCCAGCGCGTCTGACTCGACGTAGCCCTCGATGATCCAGTCGATGGGCTTGATGGTGTCCAGCAGCTCGTGCACCGGCGTGAAGAGAGGCTTGTCGGGCAGGATCTCGCCCGTCTCCTGGTCGATCGCCTGCTGGATCTGCGTCGGCCGAAACTTCTCCTGCGCCGTGCTGACCGACCGCGGGATGTCGTTGTAGCGTGCGAGCCAGCGGTCGTCCTTTGGTGCCAGGCTGGCGTCCATGAGGCCACGCAGCAGGTTGACGATCGAGCCGCCCTTGGCGCCTGAGGCCACCATCGATGCGGCCACCATGTTCAGGCTGTCGTGCAGGTTCTCGCCGCGGATGATGTTGGTCGTCAGGATGCGCAGGCGTTCATCCTGCTCGCCCATGTGCATCGACGGTGCAGGTGCCTCATGCGCATGCTCTGTGCGCAGGGTCTCGAGGTCGATGCCGAAGATGGCAGCGGCGTCTTCGAGCGTGTAGCGTGCCTTGGGGTTCCAGTACTCCACGAAGTGGTTGAACGGTCCCGAGTCGCGAGGCTTCTGGTTCTGGCCGACTGGCAGGCGGACGTAACGCACTGCGTTGTTGCCCGACTTGTCGGCCTTGATGTAGCCCCTGTCGGCCATCGCGGTGACGAGCCGGGTGACGAGCTCGAGGTTCGCGCAGTCGGGGTCCTTGGTGTCGAGCAGGATGCCGATCTGTCGCTTGCCTGGGCTGGTCTCGATGCCCCACGACGGCGTGCCCTGCAGGTTCTCTGGGTCGACGTCGTCGGCCACCAGCGCCAGAAGGCGCGCGAAGTGGCTCTTGCGCCGGTGCATGACGCCCTCGATGGGCCTGACTGCGCCTACGCTGAAGTAGGTGTTCTGCCTGCCCCATCCGTCAACGTCGGCCGCATGCAGGGCTGGGTTGTAGGCCTTGCCTGACCAGTTGGCCTGGTCCGAGTTGGGGTTGCCGATGAACCCGCACACCCATGTAGTCGACCCTCGAGGGGCGCCAGCCAGGACATGCTGCAGGAACTCGGAGTTGGTGACGCTCAATCGAGCACCGTCACCATTGTGATTTTCAGAGTTGGACATGACCACCTGGGGCCTCCCTGTAGGGGGAAGTGTGCCCGGCGGCCGAGTAGGGTGCTGCCATCTTGTTCTTCCACTGAGAACGCCACACTGTGAAACCTTCGGCAGGCGGGTGTGGGAACCGCTTTTCGGGAGCTACCCTAGCCGAGGCCCAATCTTGTCAGATCACCATTGTGATAGCCGCTTGGAAACGATAAGCGGCGCTTGCGCCCGACTTCACGCTCGTGATACCTTTTTACCCAGGATTTCAGGGGAGGCGCGTAGCTTACCCCGAGTGATGTGCTCGATCCTGAGCTGCTGCAAGTGAGGGATGCGGCCGCGCGCTTTCCAGTTGGACAGCGTGGGCTGGGTCACGCCCAGCTTGGTGGCTGCTGCCACCTGCGTGCCGAAGTGCGCGATGAGGGTGTCGAAGTCCATTTCCAGTGGGTTGGTAGTTGCGGATCGGCAGAGTATAGGGCCTGTGATGTTCACAAACAACAACAGCCGTTGATGATCAACAGGACACCGTCCGTCTTTTGTCTATGACAAACAACTTTGAGCGCCTAACGATCGGCGATAGGCTGCGCTACCTGATCGAGGTGCGCGGCTACACGCAAGTAGAGCTGGCAGCCAAGATTGGGTTAACCCAAGCCGCCATCTCGAACATCGTGACGAATTCAAGCCGCAAACCGAGTGCCCCGACCCTGCTCAAGCTCGCTGCCGCACTGCAAGCCAACCCCGACTGGATCCTGACAGGACAGGGCCAGCCGTTTGAGATCAACACCATCAGCGCCCAGTCCGAGAAGGACCTCCTGGAGGCGTTCAGGAACATGGACGACCAGGCCAAGGTAGCCCTCCTCGCCGCGGCCAAGGCGATGGCCAAGTAACCCCCGGCCTTAGGGCCCCGACAGTATCACAATGCCCATACATTTTTGTCAACCAATCGCCCATGGACTTCACAACTGTGATGTAATCAATCCCGTCAAGAGATCAACACGGAGCAACGAGATGCACCACAACAGCTTCAACTTCGAGTACGCCAACGCCACGTCCGCCGAGCTCACCGAGTGGGAAGACGCCGCCCTCGAGCGCGAGTACGACAAGCAGCAACACGAATACGACGAGTACCAGGCGTGGCAAGACGAGCGCTACGAAGAGTCTGTGCGCAAGTCCTACGAAGCCCGCGGCCTGGCCAACATTTACTGATAGGAGACCCAGCATGATCACTCCCAGCATCAAAGCCCTGCGCACCATCACTTCCAACCTGACTGCTGCGCGCCGCGCAAAAGCCATCCTCAACATGTCTCGAGCAGAACTCGAAGTCCTGCCCGCGGCAGCCGCACGCATCCGCGAGTGCTACAACCCGCCGAGCACGCCCGACCTGCGCATGACCGTACTCAATGACTTGCTCTGCACTCACGGCGTAGAAGCATTCCGCCTGCGCGACGGCAGCAACGTCATGTATCTGAACGCCGGCGACACCTACACGCCGACGATCGTGCGGATGCGCGGCAACTACTACGTCCGCGACTGGGGCTCGATTGCTGAGCGCCACGCAGCAGAGTGATGTATCACATTGCTGTTGACAGCACTTCACAACTGTGATGTAATCACTTCGTCAGAGATGACACCGGCCCGGCGGATCCCGGGACGCGACAGGAGTCCGACATGACCACAGTTCGATTGATCGTCAAGAACAACGCCCTGTACTTCCCGCACGGCGGCACCGACTTCGACAAGCCCGGCTGCCCTTCCAGCCCCGAGCTGCCGACGCTGCTGATTCGCCGCTACCCCGCCGGCGACTTCGACACGATCTCGTGGCCGCTGCCACGCGGCAAAGCCAAGCGCGAGAGTGCGCTTAGAAACCTTGCCTACGCCCTGTTCGACGAGCGCGAGTGCAATGACCTCTTCCCCTACGACGCCGTGATCGAGCTGCCTGACGGCACCGTGTTCAATTTCGACGACCTTGTCCGCTGAACGGAGACATCACCATGCCTAAGCAAAACCAATCCATCCGCGCCTACGAGACCTTCACGACCAACCTGAAGAACCTGCCCGACGGCGAGTACATGACCGAGACCCTGTACAGCGACACCGTCCCCTACAAGGTCGTCGCCCGCACGGCCGCCACCGTCACCCTGCAAGAGGTCCTGGTCGATCGCGACCCAGAGTGGAAGCCGGAGATCATTCCCGGCGGCTTCGCTGGCCACTGCACCAACCAAAACGAGCAGACCTGGCTGTACGCCGGCCTGGGCCAGCGCACCATTCGCGTCCGCCTCGTCAAGAGCCGCTTCTACGGATCCAGCAAGATGTGGCGCAGCAGCGAAGGCCACGAGTTCATCGCCAACGGCGCACGCCGCAAGTACGACTACAACTTCTGAAGTATCACAACTGTGATATCATGCAGACCTGGCCCGGCAGTTCCGGGACGTGACCGGAGACCGAGATGACCAACGAACAGTTCCTCGCCATCGTCGACAGCAACATCGCGATGTTCAAGAAGTACAGCGACGCGAACAGCCGCGCAGTGCTTGAAGAGCTCGTGACCGGACGCGCTGCTGCTGTCCAGTCCTTCGAGGGCAAGCGTGCCTGGCAAGACGTCCCCTACCGCGTCCGCCAGTTCCGCCAAGTGATGCCCGAGTGGGGCACCCGCGGCACCTGATCAATCACCAACCGGAGACGACGAATGAGCTACTCAAACCCCATGCACCACGACGCTATGAAGCCCATGCCTGCCAAGTTCCGCAGCGCCTTCGCTGCCTTCAAGAAGATGGGCGTGCCGGTCTACCAGCACCCCGACGACAGTCGCAACTTCTCGATCGACGCCGAGGCGTCTGACGCCGAGCGGTGGGTCGACTACTACGGCAACCCGTACCGCGAGGAGCTCGTGTTCGGTGTGCACATCGACCTCGAGCGCGAGCTGCAGAAGCGCGGCCTGTACGCCGAGTGGGTCAACCCCGGCCGGCTGGCGGTGTACGAGGGCTGACATGAACGAGGCTCTCATCAACGCCATCGAGCTCGCAGCCGTGGCCCACGATGGCCAGGTCGACGGCGCCGGCAGGCCGTACATCCTGCACTGCCTGGCCGTGCTGCGCACGGTGGCCAAGAAGCTGCCAAACAACATTGACGCCCAGGTGGCCGCTGTGCTGCACGACGTGCTCGAGGACACCAGCATCAGGGCGCCAAGCCTGCTGATCCACGGCGTCAGCTACCGCGCCGTCAGCCTGATCGAGGCCGTCACCAGGAAGCCCGACGAGGACTACGAGTCGTTCATCGACCGCGTGGCCGACACGGGCCCTGTCGCGATTGTGATCAAGCTCGCCGACCTCGAGCACAACCTGTCGCGCATCGACGGCCTGCCGGCTGCACGCCGCGCCAAGCTCGAGCCCCGCTACCAGGCTGCAAAAAAGAAGTTGACCGCTGCACTCAAGTATCACAATGGTGTTGCTCACACTTCACAACTGTGATGAAATCTCTCTTGTCGACGGAGCAGTCGACACCGACCCGGCGGCACCGGGCGCTCCAGAAGGACGCAACATGAAGCTGGCAATCCTGATCAAGTCTGTGTACGGCAACACGCTGTACTACCCCTTCAACGACGCAGCCCGCGCACTCGCCGGTATCGCCGGCAAGAAGACGTTCTCGGCGAAAGACCTGCAGATCGCCTACACGCAGCTCGGCTTCGAGATCGACTACGTCGACGCCGCGTCCTTCCTGAAGCCTGAGCTGCTGCTCGCAGCCTGATCGGAGACCCACCATGAACCTCGCAAACGTAGTGATGATCGCCGAGGGCGCAATGCCCGCTGACAGCGAAGAGCAGTACATCGAAGCCTGGCAGCAACTGATCGACACCGGCCTGTGCTGGAGGCTGCAAGGCTTCTTCGGCCGCACGGCCCAGCACCTGATCGAGCAAGGCATCTGCAGCCCCGCCAACTAAGGAGACCACACCATGTCCGCATACCTCGTACCCGACTACCACATCAACGCGCTCGTGAGCTGGGCCGCCGGCAAGCACGGCTCCAACGCCGTCAGCTACTGGTGGGGCAACAAGCATCGCGAAGTCCGCAACGACGCAGCCCGCGTCGCATCGGTGCTCTTCGCCGAAAACGTGCGCAGCGTCAACAGCCGCTACAAAGAGCACGACCCGGCGCACGGCTTCAAGTTCAAGCCGGTGCCAAACATGCTGAACCCGATCGACGTCATCAAGGCCTGCCACGGTTACAGCTATCAGGCCTGCGAAACCGAAGACTGGGAACAGTCCGAGGCCTTTGCGATCATCAAGGGCATCGAGCGCTCAGCGATTCGTTCGCTGCCCGGCTACGAAGACAGCAACGCCTGGTGCATCAGCGGCCCCAATTTCAACCTGAAGGAGACAGCATGAACAAGCTCAACATCAAGGCCACCAGCATGCACGTCATGCACGGCCACCCGCTGGACCGCCGCGGCTGCTACGTCGACGTCACGCTGCACCTCAGCGACGACCAGATCAAGGACGCGCTGTACGAGCTCATCAGTTCGCTGCGGCTTTCAGAGGTCGAGCACATGCTGCGCAACGAGTTCCCAGACCTGTTCGAAACCGCTTGACCAGCATCACAATGCTGATAAACTTCTAACCGAGACGCACGTTTTTTAACCACTCCGAAAGGACGCATCATGCAAACAATCTCCCTGTCCGAGCTCATCGCAGCTCGCATCGCCGCCAAGCGCATCGAAGACGAGGCCATCGCTGAGCGCCGGCTGATCGACAAGCAGATCGCCGACATGCTGAAGGACCCGGCCAAGCCCGAAGGCTCCATCAGCCAGCGCACCGAGGGCTGCAAGGTCACCGTGACCTACAAGATCGACCGCAAGGTCGACACCGACGCGCTGACCAAGGCCTGGGACACCCTGTCCGCCGCGACCACCAACGCCTTCAAGTGGAAGGCCGACGTGTCGGTCTCCGAGCTGCGCAAGCTCGCCCCTGCTGACGCTGCCGCTGCAGCCGTGTTCATCACCAGCAAGGAAGGCTCCCCTTCGATCACGATCGAAGCGGTCTGATCTCTTCCCCGGGCAATATCACATTGCCCATTTTTTCCCACTGCCTGGAGACGACATGGCAATCACCCTTACTTCCACCAAAGACAGCGCCGCGCTTAACGGCCTGAAGTTCCTGGTCCACGGCCCCGCGGGCGCCGGCAAGACCTCGCTCTGCGCCACGACGGGCGAGCCCACTGTGATCATCAGCGCCGAGTCCGGCCTGCTGTCACTGCGTGGCGTCGACATCCCGGTCATCGAGGTCAAGACCCTGGACCAGCTCTACGAGGCCTACGACTTCGTGACCAACACCGAGCAGGGCCAGGCCTTCAAGTGGATCTGCCTGGACTCCATCTCGGAGATCGCCGAGGTGGTGCTCAACCACGAGAAGAAGGTCGCGAAGGATCCACGCCAGGCCTACGGCGCGCTGGCCGAGAAGATGACGGATCTGATCCGCGCCTTCCGCGACCTGCCCGGCCGCAACGTGTACTTCTCCTGCAAGCAGGAGCGCGCCAAGGACGAGCAGTCGGGCGCGATGCTGTACTACCCCGCCATGCCCGGCAACATGCTCAAGCAAGGCGTGGGGTACTTCTTTGACTTCGTGTTCGCCCTGCGCATCGAGAAGGATGCGGACGGCAACCCGACCCGCTGGCTGCAGACCAGCCGCGACTACAACTTTGAGGCCAAGGACCGCTCCGGCAGCCTCGAGATGTTCGAGTCCCCCGACCTGTCGGCGATCGCCGCCAAGGTCATCTCCACCACCGCCAAGTAACTCCTGAAAGGACACCCATCATGGCGCAATTTGAGTTCAACACCGACAGCGTGCAGAAGCGCGAAAACAGCTACGAGCTGCTGCCCGCGGGCTGGTACACCGCGCAGGTCACCGAGTCGGAGATCGTGCCCCTGAAGTCTGGCAACGGCCAGGCCCTGAAGCTCACCATCGAGGTACTGCAGGACGGCTATCGCGGCCGCAAGGTGTGGGCCCGCCTGAACGTGCGGCACACCAACCAGGTGGCCGAGCAGATCGGTCAGCAGCAACTGCGCGAGCTCTGCGAGTCCATCGGCCTGGCGCGCTTCCGCGACACGAGCGAGCTGCACAACAAGCCGATGCAGATCAAGGTCAAGATTCGCAAGGACGAGTCCGGCCAGTACGAGGACCAGAACGACGTCAACGGCTTCAAGCCCGCGGCCGGTGGCGCAGCCCCCATGACTGCCGCCGCACCTCGTCCCGCTGCACCTGCAGCCAACGCACCCGCAGCCGGCGCCACGCCCCCGTGGCAGAAGCGCGCTGCCTGATTCCCGCAACAACAGGAGAAGCCTGTGAATGAAGTGACTGTGACCCTACCGATCGACTCGATCAACGCCGCCCTGGTGGCGTTGTCGAAGTTCCCCTATGACCAGGCCCAGCCGCACATCGACATGATCAAGTCCCGTGTCGATGCGGTGATCAAGGCCGCGCAAGACGCTCAACCCGCTGAAGGAGAAACGCAGCAATGACCACCCGTATCTACGCCGTCGAAGGCCCGCAGGGCTTCCACCTCGTGGAGGCCGGCACCAAGGTCGGCGCACTGCGCCACGTCGCCGAGAAGCACTTCACCGTCTCGGTGGCCAACCAGAAGACCCTGGTGGCCGCCATGAAGGACGGCGTGCAGATCGAGACGGCAGGCGCCGACGAGGGCCAGGCTACGTCCTGATCCGTGTGGGCCCGCAAGGGCCTGCAGCGGTGAGGGCCCGCCTCTGGGAGATCCCGGGGGAGGCCACGGGTCCTCACCCCTGCAACGACACAAGGAGTGTCCCCATGGCCACAGTGCCCGAACCCATGCACACCACCGCCGAGATGATCTACCGGGCCTACGAGTCCGACGCAGACGACGGCCACCGCCCGCACCTGGGCGCATCCCTGATCGGCCACGCTTGCGAGCGCTACCTGTGGCTGACCTTCCGCTGGGCCGGATCGAAGAAGCATTCAGGCCGGATGCTGCGCCTGTTCAAGGCCGGCAATGACTTCGAGCCGCGCATCGTGGCCGAGCTGCGCCGCATCGGAGTCGAGGTCCACGATGTTGCGCCGGACGGTAAGCAGTGGCGCGTGTCGAGCGTCGGCGGCCACTTCGCTGGCCACATGGACGGCGCCGCACGGGGCTTCCCCGAGGCGCCCAAGGCGTGGTCGGTAGTCGAGTTCAAGACGCACAACGCGAAGTCGTTTGCGGCCCTCTTGAAGGAGGGCGTGCAGAAGTCCAAGCCCCAGCACTACGCGCAGATGCAGACCTACATGGGCGAGACCGGCATGGTCCGCGCCATGTACATCGCGGAGAACAAGGACACCAGCGAGCTCTACGCTGAGTGGGTCCACTTCGACGAGGTCGAGTTCGCCAGGCTGAAGGCTCGCGCCGAGCGCGTGATCACTGCGGCCGAGCCGCCGCTGCGCTGCTCGAACGACCCGAGCTGGTACGTCTGCAAGATGTGCGACTTCTACTCTCTGTGCCACGGCGAGGAGGCGCCCGACGTCAACTGCCGCACCTGCGCGCACAGCACTCCCGTGGTCGATGGCGAGGACGGCAAGTGGAACTGCCGCGAGTTTGGCGAGGTGGGCCTGATCGCACAGCGCGAGTCGCACCAGTGCCGCACGCACCGGTACATCCCCATCCTGCTCGAGCGCTTTGCGACGCAGAAGGACTATGTCAATGGTGATGTCGTGTACGAGCACGAGCACGGCACGCTTGCCAACGGCCAGGGCGACGGCGCGCTGAGCTCGCTGGAGATCAAGGCCTGCGAGCAGAAGGTCATGCTCGTCGATGCCTCGCGCGTGAAGGGTGCGCTGCAGGCTCAAGGTGTCACCACAGCGAGGGTCGTCGCATGATCAAAGCAATCGACACCAGATACAAGGGATATTTGTTTCGATCCAGGCTTGAGGCGCGGTGGGCCGTTTTCTTTGACCAAATGGGTTGGTCTTGGGATTACGAACCAGAAGGGTTTGAACTCGGCGGCACACAGTACCTCCCAGACTTCAAGGTTGCGATTCCTCGTGGCGACCACACTTGGTTTGAAGTCAAGCCGCGGGAAACTGAAATCGACCCCAAATTCGATGCGTTTTTCAAACTGCTGACCAAAGAAACCATCTGGGGCAACGCGGCCCAACTCCTGCGCGGCGACCCCGTCGACCACCTTGAGCGCATTGCTCGAAGTAATCAACTGATGTGCCTTGGATGCGGCACTGTGATCAAGGGTGGATACAGCGCGTGCGGTGGCGGCGAGGTATGTTGCTATTGCGATTTCTGCGACTTCACCGGCCATACTGGCGACAAATATCAAGGGCTTTGCGCACCGTACACCTATCACAAGGGCAGCCTTTGCTTCTGTACGCTCGACATTGACGCGGCGCATAGGCGCCTGAGAGCCGCCGCGGTTGCTGCCCGTTCGGCAAGGTTTGAGTTTGGCGGAGTTAGCGCATGAACCTTCGCCCCTACCAAGCCCGCGCTCTGGACGAGCTCTGGGAGTGGTTCAGCCGGCACGAGGGCGGCAACCCCATCGTCGAGGCGTGCGTCGGCGCCGGCAAGAGCCTGATGATCGCAGCCCTGGCGCAGCGCGCTGACGCCCAGTACCCGGGCACCAGGGTGCTGGTGCTGGTCCACCAGAAAGAGCTGCTCGAGCAGAACATCGAGAAGCTGCTCAAGATCTGGCCGACCGCGAACGTGGGCCTGTACTCGGCGGCCATCGGCAAGAAGCAGATGGGCCGGCAGCTCACCTACGCCACGATCGGAAGTATCTACAAGCAGGCGCACCGCCTCGGCCGCATCGACATCGTGCTGGCCGACGAGTGCCACCTGATCAACCCGAAGCAGGCCGGCATGTGGCGCTCCTTCATCAGCGACCTGGCCCGCTACAACCCACACACCCGCGTGATCGGCTGGACCGGAACGCCATTCCGCGGCAACGGCGTGTGGCTGACCGCAGGCGACGACGCGCTGTTCACCAACATCGCCACCCGCGTGACGATGAAGGAGCTCCTCGAGCTCAAGTTCCTGTCGCCCCTGGTGCCGGCCCCGACCGTGGCCCGGGTGGACGCACGAGACGTGCGGATGTCGGGCGATGACTACGTCGTCAGCGAGCTGGCCAAGGTCACCGACAAGCCCGGCCTCGTCGAGGCCACCTGCAAGGAGATCGTCGAGCTCGCACGCGACCGCAAGCGGTGGCTGGTGTTCGCCGTGACGATCGAGCACGCCGAGCACGTCAGGGACGCGCTACAGCGCCGCGGAGTGACGGCTGAGGTAGTGAGTGCGGAGACACCAAAACAAGAGCGTGCAGCCCTGATTGCGGCCTTCCGCGGGGGCAGGATCCGCTGCCTGGTGAACGTGGCCGTGCTGACCACCGGCTTCGACGTGCCCGAGGTGGACTTCATCGCCCTGCTGCGCGCCACCAAGAGCCCGGTGCTGTACGTCCAAATCGCCGGCCGCGGGATGCGGATCGTCGACGGGAAGACCGACTGCCTGTGGGCGGACTTCACCGACACCACGATCGAGATGGGCCCGGTCGATGAGGTCAAGGGCCGCATGCCCAGCACCAAAGGCAAGGGCGAGGCGCCCAGCAAGTTGTGCCCCGAGTGCGGCAGCAAGAACCTGGCGGCCGCGACGCAGTGCGTTGATTGCGGGTTCAAGTTCCCGGAGCCCGAGCGCATCAAGCACGGCGATCAGGCCTCGAGCGCGGCCATCCTCAGCAGCCAGGCCAAGACGATGATGGAGATGGTGCCCGTCACCGACGTGCGCTACCGCCTGCACCACAAGGAGGGCGGCACCGAGAGCCTGCGCGTGGAGTACTACGACGGCTTCCAGCGCGTGGCCTCTGAGTGGGTGTGCCTCAGTCACGACGGCTACGCACGCAAGAAAGCCGAGGCCTGGTGGGCCATGCGAGCCAAGATCGACGCCGTCCCCCACGACACCGAGGAAGCCCTCGAGTGGCTGGAGTACGACGACCAGATCCTGCGCAGGCCCGCGGCCGTGATCGTCAACCGGGCCGGGCAGTACCCGACCATCGTGTCCCACCAGTGGGACCAGCCAGCATGACCAAGACCGAGCTGAACATCCGCCTCGAGCTTCACGGCCGCGAGCTGCAGCGCCTGCAGTCGATCAAGATCAACTGTCAGAGCTGCGATCACTACGCACGCTCTATGTGCCTCAAATTCCAGGCCCCGCCGCCCCCCGAGGTCGTCGCTCAAGGATGCGACGAGTGGACCTACGACTTCATCCCCTTCTGAGCATGAACGCAAACGACACCCAAGTGGCCGGCGACCACTACAAGCGCCAAACCATCCAGCCATGGGACTACATCGCGGCCAATGGCCTCGGCTTCTTCGAGGGCAACGTCGTGAAGTACGTCACCCGCTGGCGCGACAAGGCCGGCGTGGAAGACCTGCGCAAGGCCAGGCACTACCTCGACAAACTCATTGAGTTGGAGACCAAAGACGCCCATCACCCAGCGGGCAGCATCAATGCTGGGCGCAACCCCTGAAAGTTAGAAGTAAAGGAAGCACCATGTTCAACGTCACATCACCCCGCACAGACGACGCGGGCATCGAGCAACTGATCCAAACCAAGGGCAAAACCGCTGCGCGCATCACGCCTGCGGACATCGAGGACAACATCGCCAGCGAGCACTACTTCACTGCCTCGGATGGATGCTACGGGCGCAATCCAGCGGACGTTCAGCATCACGAGGGGCCGCTGAGTCTGCTGACCTTCTGCGTCCTCGTGCTGCGCAACGGCTTCACCGTCACGGGAGAGTCGGCCTGCGCCAGCCCTGAGAACTTCGATGCCGACATCGGCCGCAAGGTGGCCCGGCAGAACGCGGTCAACAAGATCTGGCCGCTGATGGGTTACGAGCTCAAGTCCAAGCTGTCGGAGGCCGCATGAGCGCCACCTACGCCATCGCAAACGTCCAGCATGCCCTTCAGGCGCTGAAGGAGAAGATCCCATCCGACCAGTGGGGCGAGACCCCGCTGCCCGTCATCGCCGCGCCAGGCTGGTGGATGGAGGAGGTCAGGAAGGAGATGGGCGTCGCGCCCGGCTTTGAGCCTGGCGAGATCCACGGCTGCCACGTCACCAGGATGGATACGTTGGCAGAACCAATGCTGCTTGATCACGATGGAAAGATGTACGCGATCTTGCCCCAGTGGCTGAGAGCTAGCACATCCTCGAAGCTGGAGGTCGAAGATGGATCTGGCCAGATTGACTGAGCTGCTGAGCTACGACCCACAGACCGGCGCGTTCACTTGGAAAGTGACCGTCGGGAAAGGAGTGGCAGGCACAGTTGCTGGGTCAGTCCGCCAGAACAGATCCTGCAGTCACTATCGCAGCATCGACATCGGGATCGGCGGGAAGAACTACAGAGCTCACCGCCTTGCATGGCTATTCGTCCATGGATCGCTGCCCGATGTTGAGGTCGACCACATCGACGGCGATGGGACAAACAACAGGATTGAAAACCTGAGGCTGGCCACCCACAAGCAAAACGGAGAGAACACAAAGCGCAGGCGAGACAACGTGTCTGGCCGGCGTGGCGTGTCACTCCACAAAGCAACAGGTCTGTGGAGGGCTCGCGTGTCTCATCATGGAAAGGAGACATGCGAGTACTTCAAGACATTCAATGACGCAGCGGAGGCCGTTGACGCCATGAGGCGCAGCGCCTACACGCACTACCATGGAAGAGATTTAGCATGAACCGCAACAGCTACCGCGAGCTCGAGCTCCAGGTCGTGCGCTGGGCCGAGGCCAGGCGCATCATCCCGAACGCCAAGCCACAGGCTCAGCTCAACAAGGCTCTCGAGGAGCTGGCCGAGCTGTTCAAAGCGGAGAGCCAGGGCAACATGCCTGGCGTCAAGGACGGCGTCGGCGACGTCGTCGTCTGCCTGATCAACTACTGCGCGCTCAAGGACATCGACCTCGTCGACTGCCTGGCCCTGGCCTACGAAGAGATCAAGGACCGCCGCGGCACGCTGATGCCCGACGGCACGTTCGTCAAGGAGGCGGCATGAGCTTCGTCTGTCCACTGCCGCCCGAGAAGGTCTTCGTGCGCGCCGAGTATCTGTACGACCACGACCCGGCCCGGGTCGGCCAGCTCATCGAAGGGATCTGGGTGAGCGTGAAGTCCATCCGCGGCCAGGCCTTCCGCTTCGAGACCTACCTCCCGGAGTTCGGCGCGCTGTACGACAAGCTGCCCCTGAGCGCGTTCGTGTGGCACGACGTCCTGGAGGAGGATGACCAGCTACCGCTGGACGTGCTCCAGATCTGGGACTGCATGAGCTACCACATCGAGGTCATCGACAAGCCTTTCCTCAAGGGCTTGCGCGCTGAGTTCTTCGGCAAGGACAAGCAGCTTCACCAGGGCGAGTTCATGCTGACGATCGACTCGTGCAATCCCGACCCGCGAATCCCCGACTTCGGCTTTGCCGAGACGCCGGAGGAGCACAAGTCGTTCAACCTGCTGCGCCTGGACAACGGCCAGTTCGCGCTGCAGCCGAACAATCGCTGCAGGTTTTTCGACCCGTCGATCACGCACTCCAACCTGCGCATGCCGGACTTCAAGGTGTGCACCAGGATCTTCCGCGTCGAGAACACCGCGAAGTGGCGCCTGGGCGACACCGTCACGGTGACCTACGACGAGCGGGCCGAGTAGGTCAGTCTCGCTCCTCGCCGTCAATCGTGAGACCGGCCCTGAGCCGGTCTCTCTTTTCCTGCTGCAGCTCGATCTGGCGCTCGGCATTCTCCGAGCTGATCGCGCCCTTGTTTTCCAAGCGGCGGATGCTGCGGATGCTGGCCTCGATGTCCCGGATGAGCTTGTTCTCCTGCGACTGCCGGATCTTCTCAGACAGCTCCAGGTCGATGGGCCTGGCCTTGATGCCGACGGTCTGCATGGCAGAGTAGGCAAGCGACACCGGCTGGCCCTGCTTGTCCACGCCGGTGTACTCGGCGATGCCAAGGTCCAGGGGTTTGCCCACTTGGTTGGCGATCACGTTCATCGCCCGCTCGAAGTGATTGTTGCCCACCGCGACCGCGGGAGAGAACTGCTTCCACGCCCAGTCGGCGCGCTTGGCCGCGGCCTCCGCGTCGGTGTCTGCAGCGGTCACGATGTCCTTGCCTCGGAACGTGTCCTTGTTGGCCAGCATCGCGTAGGCGGTGGTCAGGATCGGGTTGTTCGGCGTGATGGGTGCGATCAGCGGCACGCCGCCGGCGTTGTTGACCGCGTCGAACAGGTCGCCGCCCGGGAAGATCCGGCTCACGTCCAGGAACACGGGCAGGCCCGTCGCCTCGTCCATGCCCAGGCGGATGGACTTGTAGGTCCCCAGCGTCAGGCTGGCGCCCTTCATCCACTCAGGCAGGTTCTTGCGCTCGTCGGCCTCCAGGGCCTTGGCCTGGGCCGCAAAGTCCTCGTCAGTGAAGCGGCGCTTGATCAGCTCCCACCACTCCTCGTCCTCGCCCGCCCCTGCGGCGATCGCGTACATGGCCGCGTTGATCGTGTACAGCGCCGCGGCCGGGGCAGCGTACCGCCAGGGGTAAGTCAGCGCCGTCTCGGCCATCGCCGGGATCGCCTTGTAGGTGTAGGCAAAGAACGGCAGGGCGAAGTCTCGGATGCGCCTGGCGTTCTTCGGCAGGTCGTCGTAGGTGAAGATGAACTTCTGGGCGTAGTCGACAGACTCCGCCGGTGTCAGGCCCTTCGTGCGCGCCTCGCGATAGATCAGGTAGCGGAAGAACAGATCCTCGGCCTCGTAGGCCTTGCCCATGGGCTTGCGCAGCCAGAACGACAGCGCATTCCACACGCCCTCCACCGCCTTGCCCGTCGGGCTCTCCGTCTTGGCGGCCAGCACCTTGAGCTGGTCCGGCAGGAGTTGGGTCATCTCGGCCTGGGTCATGGTGCCCAGCCACAGGCCGGCGTCCTTCGCCTCCTGCAGCATCGGCGCGTTCTTCACGATGTCGCGAGTGGTGGCGATGTACTTGTTGGCGTCCCAGTAGGACACGCCAGCGAAGTGCGCCATGGTCACGTTGGACATGATGTTGTTGGCGTGGCTGACCGGGTTGAGCACGGTCTTGCCTTCCTTCCACATGCTCATGCCTTTGAGGTACATCTTCAGCACCTCGCTCTGCATCGAGTCGTCGAAGGCAGTCAGGTGATCCAGTACCTCTTGGGGAACCCACATGCCGGCCAGCTTGCCGTACCGCTTGGCGTAGGTGTCCTCGACGTTGGTGCGCGGCACCTGCACGAAGCCTTCCTTCTCCTTCTTGCTGGCCACGGTGTCGGCGATGTTCTCGTACAGCCGGCCCAGCGAGATGTCGCGCTGGCTCTTGTTGTAGCCCATGACGAACCGGAACATGGAGTCCCGGATCTCGCCCATGTCGTCGCGCTCCTGGCGGGTGTAGTCGCGCCAGACCGTGATCTCGGTGTCGGTGTCGGGGTTGAAGTTAGGGTCGCGCTCCTCCCAGCCCTCGGCCAGCCAGGACTCGAGCTCCTCGACGGGGATGGTCTGGAACAGGCCACGGCCCTTCAGGCTGGAGCCGCCGATGCCCTGCATGGTCTTCTTGCGGCCAAGCAGCGCCTTGGCCGCCTTGACCCACCCATTGGCCTCGCTCTTGAGCTTGGACTCGTAGAAGCGCGGCAGGTACTTGCCGTCCCACCGGCCGGCCGCCTCGGGCGTCAGCATGCCCAGGCGCACCAGCTCCGCCGTCTGCTCGGACATGATCGACTGCATGCTGGCCGCCAGCTCGAGCACGCGCTTGGGCGGCTTGGCGCCACGCTTGAGCTCGCCCTCGATGACGTCGCTGATCATCTCGCGCTCTTGCTGCGGCAGCTCCTGCAGCTTGGTGGCCACGTCCACCGTCAGCTCCTGGGCCTTGGAGATCTCCATCTTCATCTGCCGCATGGCACGCGACAGGTCAGTGCTGATGGGCTTGAGCGCCATCTTGTCTAGCACCAGGTTGGCCACGTCGGCCGCGTAGCGGTAGGCCTTGGCGCCGGCACCGAAGGTGAAGTTGCCCAGGTCGTCGCGTCCCAGGAACCAGGACTGCTTGCTGCGCGATCCAGCGCGCTGGCTGTAGCGGATGTCGGGGTTCTCGGGGTCAAACTCACCGCTGTTGCCGATGGCGGACTTAATCTGGTTCGATGAGAAGACGCCGAGGTTCTTTATCTCTTCGTCCTCCTGAAGCTCCTGAACGTAGAACCCGTCGAAGTTGTTCTTCTTGATCCACTCAATCGCCTCTGGGCTCTCGATCACGCGGTAGTCGCCGGCGTGGATCATCTCGAGGATGTCGCTTGCACCAGACGCCTCGTCTGGTGCGTCCTCGGCCAATTGCACGGCACTGGGCGGCTTAAAGCCAATGCTCTTGAGGTGATCGGCAAGAGCCTGCCTGTGCTCCTTGATTTCGTAGTCGAATGGGTTCTCTGCCTTGACGTAGACGGGGATGACGTTGAGCCCCTGGAAGAGGTCAGGTCCCCCCATCAGATCTGGCGAGAACGGCACACCAGGGAAGCGCTTGCCGAAGATCTTGGGCTTGGCAATGTCCTCGGCCGCATCGGGGTCGGGTGACACATAGATCGCTCCGCCAACTCCGATTCTGAACACGCCACCCTCGAGCGGGTTGTCGGTGGCGTGGTACATCACCTTTGGCTTCTTCGACCCATCGCTGAAGGGGAACTTGGTTGGCGTTCCACCCGACTCAAGCTCGGCAATCCTTTCGCGCGCCTTCTCGTTTTCTATTTTCAATGAGGCAATCAAAGACTTTTGCTTCTCGATCTTGGGCCCCCACCAGTCGGCGCGATCGGGATCCTCCTTGAACCGCTCCTCATAGTCCTTCAGCTCGTTTTCGGCATACGGCAAGGAATCCATCTCGCGCTTGAGACTTGCAATCTCCAAGGCGCGGGCCTGATCAATAGTCCTTCCTGGCTTCTCAAGCACCTTGCTGTTGCCGAACCATCGCTTGAACTTGGGCGTCTCAGTCTGAGCACGTCGGCTGAACATCGGGCCGCCCGCGCCCTCGATTGCATCCACACCGTTCAAGGCGAGGAAGGCCTTCATCTCGGCCATCCCCTTGATGGTGACCTCGCCTCCCGCGGTCTTGAACGTGTAGGTGCAATCAGCCATTGCCCAGCTCCTGGTCAATCAGCAGCATGCCTGCCTTGTCGCCGCTCACCAGCCCCAGGCGCGCCAGTAGGTCGCCGTACTCGCCGACGCTCTTGCGCTGAACTTCGAGGAACTGCAGCAGGAACTGCTGGGTCGTCACGCACTTGCACTCGCGATACCACTTCTCGTAGTCGCGCATGAGCTGCAGCTCGGTCTCGTAGCCCAGTTCGATGGCGTCGACGATGTCGGTGGCCACCTCGGTGCAAGCCTCAAGCGCCGGCACCTTCGCGCTGGTGCCGCGGTCGTTCATGTAGTCGGCAATGAGCTGGTAGTGCTTGAGCTCGTCAGAGCTCTCGCCGGCAAAGAACTTCTGCGTGCCGAAGAACCCGACGCGCTGCATCTGGTTGGCGACGTGCTTGTACAGGTGCGAGGCGTAGAGCTCAGCGTGGACCGCCTTGTTCAGCATGTCCTCGGTGGGCTTGTCGAGCAGATTGGAAACAGGCATTGTGATACCTCACTTGCAGTTGATCTTCACCAGGCCGGCGTCGTCGAGCCGCTCCAGGATGTCCATGAACTCTTGGTCGATGCGGCGGATTGTCTCAGCCATCGGGTGCGCGTCAACCCGCTCGAGCGCACGCACGCGCCCCAGGCCTCGGGCGTCTTGCAGATCGCGGAACAGGCCGGCCACTTCCTTGTCCTCAGCACGGGCGCGCTGACTGAATGCGGGCGCATCCTGCCAGCCCTGCGGCGACGAGGTCGGCTTGTAGTAGGTGCCGATCCAGCCCATCAGGTTGACGTCGGTCTTGACCGTGCGCGCAGAGATCATCTCCGCCAGCTTGGGCCACACCCCAGGCCAAGACACGAAGTTGCCATTGAGCTTGACGTCAGCCTTAGGATCTCCAGCCTTGCGACCAGTCAGCGCCTGCTTGGCCAGGCCGGGGTCCAGGTACAGCAGGTTGCCGTCGTTGATGCGTTTCATCAGCACCTGCTCGTTCGGCTTGCCGCCGGAGATCGACACGCCCTTGGCGTAGATCGACATCACCGCGCCGGTCGGATCGGTGTTGTCCACCGACACCTTGATCGGGACGATCAGCGCGCCCTTGTCGCTGGTGATCGGCAGCACCAGCTCGAACTCGCGGGGGTTGCCGTCCTTCGACTTCAGCACCATGGCCGGGCGGTAGATGCCCTCGATGAGCTGCTTGGGCGTGATGTCGGGAAGCTCGTCCGCGTGTCCTTTTTCTGCCTTGGTCCTGATGAAGACCTTGTTCACGATGCTGGTGGCGATGTCGAAGTCCTGCGTGCGAGCGCCCAGCATGTTGAGCACATGGGGCAGCCGGCCGATGGTGAGCTTCGGCAACTGGCGTCCCTGCTGCGCCTCGCGGATGTAGCGCTGCAAGTTGATCGAGGCGCCCTCGATCTCTTTGTTCAGGGCGCTCTGCGGCGACACCTTCGGCAGTTGACGGTTGCTGAATGCTGGCGCTTCAGCTCGAAGCTCGCGAGCCAGCTCGCCGCGGTACATGACCTTGTCGGACTGCCACACCGGGTTGCCAGCCAGGCGCTCGTAGACGTCCGGCATGCCGCGAGAGATGAGCTCCGCCCAACGCTTGCCGGACACCTGCCCGGCCGGCAGCATCTTGTTGGCTGAGATCTTCTCAGCGTCGCTCAGCACTCGCTCACGGGCCGGTGCAACAGCCTCGCCTGCCATGCGGCTGCGAGCGCCGAGCTGCTCGACGGGCACCGCATGCCGACCCAGCAGCACTGCATTGCCTGACGGCCCGGCGTCGCGCACCATGTAGCCGTCGAAGCCTGCGTCGATGACGGCCGACTCGAAGTCGTTGAAGGACTCGTTGTCGCGGCGCAGACGCAGCGTGTCCTCGTCGACGTCGTACAGGTTCTGCAGATTGACGCGGTGAGCCTGGCCCCCCACGCCGGCCTCAGGATTGATGCCGGTGCCGCGATCGATGTAGAAGTTGATGCGCTGCTTCAGGCGCGGATCTGCGCCCTGCAAGCGCGTCATCTCGGCACCGCGCAGGCCGGTGCCATACATCACGCTGTCGAGGGTCGTGCGGGGCTGGGTGCTGTAGTGATAGCCGACCGCGGAGGCGGCGCCCTCTCGAGGGGTGCCGTAGGAAGGGGTTACCGCTTGAACGTCTTGCGGCCCCACTCCTCGATCGCGTCCACCGCCGGCTGCATCGGATCCGCCTCGGTTGCTGAACTGGATTCGGCCGGGGTCTCCCCACTGGTACTTTTCGGCGAACTGCTCGAAGACTCGCTGGACCCGAGGCGCGAGAACACTTCTGGCCCAGTCGAGAACATCGGATCGTCCCGCGGCACTAATCCTTTGTATGTAGCCTTGCCCATTCGGGTTTACCTCCCAGTCATTGGTTGGCATGTCGCCGCTGGAGGCGAACACGCGATAGTCGAAGTCCGGCAGCACCCCCTCCGCGACCTTCACGATCTCTGATTGGAGTACGTCATTTGTGATGATACCGAAGTTCACGGCCCTAATACCAGTGGGAGAACTGATCAGCGCAAACTGGTTCTGCCAGTTGACCTTGCCGTTGTCGTCCATCCACTTGCCGATTGCCGCCTCGAGATCTCGCGTTTCTACCGGGTTCAGTGCCCGGCCGATGTCGATGTCCAGGCCGTTGGACTGGCGCTTCGTGCCGGCGTAGAAAGGACGGTGCCAGCCCACCCCCTCCTGCCTGGCCACCAGGCCGGCCACGGACGCATAGACGTTGAGCAGCTCGGCCTGTGCCGGGTCGACGTTGCTCTTGCCCGCATCGCCTCCGGCCGGCGCCATAGCCACGCGCTTCTGCGTGCTGGGTGACACCTCGCCCTGCCACACGCCCGGGCGCATCAGGTCGCTGGGCTCCGTCAGAAGGCCGAGCATTACGGCCAGCATGTCGCTGCCGTTCTCGTCGTAGAAGGCCCGCTGCACGGCCTGATGGAACTCCACCTGCTGGGCATACGGTGCGGTGTGGATCCCCTCTAGAACGCCCGTGCTGCGGCCTGGCCGAGCCTCGAACGAAAGCTGACCGACGTGACGTCCGACTCCATCAGCAAAGTCGAACTTGGCCTGCTCGGTATCCTCCTTGGTGGGCACATGCTCCGTCGCATGCTTGAGCCAGTTGTCGCGGTGCTTCTGCGCGTCGATGATGACGCGGACCTTCTTGCCCTTCGCGTCGCGCTCAAACCTGATCCAGCCATTCTTTTCGCTGCTGGCCTCAGTCCTCTCCTTGACGCCTTTGTTCTCCATGCGGGCCTTCATCGCGACCCAGATGGCGGCCTGCACTTGCTGCGGCTCCCATCCCATCTCCTGCGCAATGCGGTTGGTCTCGTTCTCCATGAAGGCGTACTGCGTCGGCGTGGGTGCGTCGTTGGCGTACTCGGCCGCACGCATCATCCACATGTCGATCGTCGCGCCCTGCTTGCCGGCAGTGCTGGTGTCGATCTCGCGCAGCAGGTTGAAGAAGAAGTTGCCCGTCTTCTCGCCAGACCAGAAGGCGTCAACGTCGGCCATTGCCTGAGTCGCCTTCTTGTCCTGCACCCCGGTCTTGACGCTGATCGGCTGGCCAGCCTTGTACTGTGCCCAGGCTCGCAGCGCAAACGTCGAGTTACTGTCGACACGCGCCTGCGGGCTGTAGATGGCCAGCAGGGCAACGAACTTGCGCGCCTCCTGCACGTTGCCGCCAGTCATGCGCAAGATCGCCAGGCTGCTGTTCTCGTACCAGTAGCGACCGCGCTCGCCCTCTTTGGTCAACTTGAGAAGGATGGCGCGCAGCTCACCAATCTTTTCAGGGGTGTTGTACTTTTCGGGTGCGCCGACGTACTTTCCGTCCCGCATTGGCAGCTCGTCGAGCACAACGCCAGCCCGGCTGTATGCCGTCTTGCGGCCCTCAAGCGCAGCCCTCACACGCGGTGCGGCCGACGTGGTGAACACAATTCCGTCTTTGGTGTTGCGACCCTTCACGTCATCAGGGATGCTGGCGCGGATAGCCTCGTGGCTTCCATAGACCATGATCGTCCCGTCCCGCATAGTGCGGACATCAAAGTCACCCACGCGCTCGGTGCCCTCGCGGGGCTTTAACTCTTGTGAAGTTTTTGATACACTTGACTCGTCAGGAGATCCTATGAAAGTCCCCTCTTCCTTCCCAGCCGGCTGCGAGTTCGTTGCCTCGTTCTCCGGCGACGAGTTCGTCAAGTTCCCCGACGGCAAGCTCTTCAAGCTCGCCGACTCCGGCGAAGAGCTCGTGCCAGCCAGCTCGCTGCCTGCACGCGGCGCGCCGATGTCGGAGGCTGCCTTCCTGTCCTGCGCCGAGGGCTGCCGCAAGTTCGCCGCCGAGAAAGCTGCGTCGTAAAGACCACGCATCGCGTCGTAGATCTCGCCGCGCAGCGGTGAACCCTCAGGCTGCTCACGGGCGGCCTCGTACAACTTGTGGCCCTGGCCATCCTTGGCGGCCAGCATGGCGGGCGTATTGATCTGGATCTCACCCACCGTGCCGTTGGGCATTCTGATGTTGATCAGCACGTCGGCATAGCCGCCGAACTTTTGGCGGTCTGACGACTCCACCCCCTCGCCAGTCACGCCAGCACCGGCGCGGTCCTTGATGCGGACCACGTCGAACTCCTTGCGGATCTCGTCGATGATCGCGGGCGCGTCGGCGTAGCTGTCGACCACGATGGTCGAGCGCAGCAGGTCCTTGATGTTGTCGACCTGGTAGTTCTCCTCAAGCGCCAGCTTCTCGGCCGCACGCTTGATGCCCTTGATGGGCGCCAGCATCTGGCCGGTGGCGCCGGTGCGCGCTGCGATGTTCAGGATCTTCTGGTCGTACTCCGGCTTGACCTGCTCGGCCGCTTCCATCCTGGGCTTCAGCAAGATCTCTGCGCGCAGGCGATCCTGCGGCGAAACGGAGACTGGCTGCCGCTCCTTGAAGTACTTCTCGACGAACCCGTCGGCCGCCGCCACTGTCTCTGCCGGCACCGACTCGGACAGCAGCGAAGCCATGTCGCGCTGATTGTTGAAGTTGTCGGCCTTCGGGTTGTAGTCGCTGACCTTCACAGGCTCGCGGGCCCGGCCGCTGAACATGAACTCGGACTTCTGTCCGTAGGTTGGGTTCTTGGCCAGCACCAGGGGGCCGATTTGGATGACCTCCTGCGCAGCGACGACGGGCTCCATCGTGGAGCGGTCGTAGAAGTAGCTGTGCCGCTCGGGGTCCATGCCGACCTGGATCCAGGACTTGGAGTTGAGAGCAGCCTGCGCAAACGCGACCGCCTGCTTCTCGGTCATCTGTTTCCACTTGCCCTCGATGCGAGCGAACGGAGACTTAGCCGAGTCGCCCTTGGCGATCTCAAGCGCCTTCTCCTGCTCGCGAGGGGTCATCGCAAACTCGGCATCGGTCACGGCCGACACGTTTCCGTACAAGGTCTTCTTGTCCTTGTTGGCCGGGTGGATCGAGTTGACCCACACGCCGTGGTCCTTGTACGCCGGAATATCCAGGCGCAGCCCCACGCGCTCGCCGTTGGTCAGCTCTTTGTCGGCGATGCCGTAGCGCGGCAGCTTGGCCGACGTCAGGGCGCGCTCGGCGTCAGCCTGAGTTGCAGGCTCAGGCACGAACGAATACGGCGCCACGGGCTTGTATTCGTCCACCATGCGGGCGTAGTCCTCGCGAGTGATCGCGCCTTGGGACAGCTTGTTCGCCCCCTCGGTCAGCTCCGGCACCCGCTTGGTCACGTCCTTGAAGTCCATGCTCAGGCGGTTGACGGCAACGCGCTGAGACGCCATGGCCATGCCCTCGAGCTGCACGTCGGGCTGCAGGCCCTGCGCCTTCATCGCGTCGGCGTAGGCGGTCGTCAACAGGTCGCGAGCCTTCGCGACGTCGGAGATGTACTTGTTGACGAAGTCCTCGCCGTACTGCTTCTTCGCGCCGGTGATGATGTCGCCGAGCTTGGCGATGATGGTCTTGGCCACCTCGCCAAACTCCTTGTTGCCCATCTTCGTGCGCAGCTCTTGCCAGAAGTCCTCGCGCTTGCTGATGGCCTGCACCATCATGGCCGGGGCCTCCTCCTCGAACTTGTCCGGCGTGTAGCTGAACTCGTCGAGGAACTTGTCCTTGCGGTCCTGGCGGAACAGATCCAGCAGCGCGGTGTTCAGGCTTTTGCGCTGAGCCTCCGGCAGGCCGTGATAGGCCTCGTGCACCGTGATGGCCAGGGGCGCATCGTCCGCATCGTCGGCGACGAACAGGTGCTTGCCGCCGACGCTGTTGATCATGCCGTTGGGCAGAGCGCCTGCACCGGTCTCCTGGTGGACTACCGTCAAGGTCTTGCCCATCAGGCGCGCCACCGCACTGGCCAGGCGCTGCGAGTCGTTCAGGTCGGTCGACTTGACCGGCGAGAACGTGACGCCGAGCTGCTGGTCGAGCTGCTTGTTGAGCGAGCTCAGCTCTCGCAGCGGCGCCGTGGGCGCGAGCTTCAGTCCGGCACGTTCAGTATCAGACAGTTCAACCGGGGCGCCGGTTGCGGCGGGGATGCCACCAGCGCCGCTTTGTGCGGCACCTGCCATTTGGCCTGCTGGTGTTGCTCCTTGCGTTTGGCCTTGCTGGGCTTGAGGGGTTTGCGTGCCAAGGTTGGTCTCCTTTTGGTATCCGACAATCTGAAAGCGCCCGTTGCCCATGGGCTCGACACGCCAGTCGTGAGTCTGCCTGGTGTCGATGACCGTGCTGGCAGTGGCCATCGCCTGCTGAGCGTCCTGCTCGTTTGCATAGCCAGTCTTTGCGCGGCCAGTCCAAGTCAGCGGCTCACCGCCTACGGCTACGCCGGCAGGCTGTTGGCCGGCCGCACCTCCAGCAGGTACAGCCTGTCGATCATTGACTCCAGGGATCGCGAGAGCTCCGCCTCCGTACCCGGTGGCACCTGCAGCGCCAGGTCCTGCAGCTCCCATGCTTCCGTCAATGAGACCGCCCCCTGCCTCACCCCCTGCTCCAGCCAATCCTCCAGGTAAGCCTGTTGTGCCGACATTCGCGCCTCCCATGCGCAGCTTGTCCAGACCGAACTGCTCCTCGGTCGACGGGTTGATCTCGGGCAGGATAGGAGCCGCGTTCGGCAGCGGCACCTCGATGTCCACCAGGCCGGCCTGCTTGGTCGGCGCGTTGGGCGGGGTGAAGTTCTTGACGGTCGCGGCGGGTGAGATCAGGTTTGAGGTGCCGGCTTCCGTGCGCAGCATGTCAATGCTGATAGCTTGCGATGCCTCTGGCCCAAGGTTCTCAAACGCACGCCCAGCCGAGTCGATCTCCCGCGCAATCTGGCGCTCAGGTTCGTAGTAGCCGGTCGCTGCGGCGGCAACCTGAGGCGCGCTCATCAGCTTGCCCGTCACGCCGCCAACAACTCCGGCCTCGGCCAGGCCCTTGGTCAGCTCAATGTCCTTGCCCTGGAAGTACTTGTCGAGCACGTTGCCGCCGAACTGCGCAGCCACTTCTTCGATCGCGTTGGTCAGCCCGTTGGCAGTGATTGCACCGCCGGCCTGCAGAGCGCGCTGGCCAGCCACCGCCAGCACCGTGTTGGCCTTGGCCGGAGACATCCCCTTGAGCACGTCGCCGACTTTGTCGAACACACCAAGCGGCAGCTTCTCGGATATGTACTCCACCCCGCCCTTGGCGAGAGCCACGCGGGAGTCGTCGCCTTGAGCGAAGCTCTGGCCAGCCGCCGTGCCTGCCATGCCAGGCAGCAAAGCTGCGCGCAGCGGCGGCACAAACGCAGCCAGCAGAGACTGCGCGATCTGCGGCGAGTTGGCGGCGAGCTTCGACATCAACCACGGCGCAAACTCTTGGCGCGCAATGGCCTCGTCCATCTCTTGCTTGCCAACCTTTGGCATGAAGTCGCTGGCAGACTTGGCCAGGTACTCAGTGCCAAATGCGGTGGGAACAGGGGGGAGATCTTGCATTCCCAGTGCGCGCAGCACCGGGTTGATGGCAGTCTTGTTGAAGGCGTCTGCGGCGACCGAGGGGATGTTGATCACGCCGCTGATCAAGCCCGCGGAGCCGGCAGCAATGGAACCCAGCAGCGGATTCTCTTCGGCAAACTTGCGGCGCCCTTCGGATTCCGCCATTTGGCTGGTAACGCCACTGATCTCGTCTACGCGCAGACCCTCATCGGCCACGCGCACGCCCTGCGCCAGCATGCGGCGGTCGGCGATCTGCTTAGCCGAGCGGCCATCCATGATGTCGCCAAAGCCAGGAGTGACATCAGGAATTGAGACGGGCGACGCTGCGCCGGCACCAAGCCTGGGCGGCGGGACATTGCCGGGTCCACGCGGAGCATCCAGCAATCTTTGAGCTCGCCCCTCCTGGTCCAAGCTGATGCGCTTGTTTTCTGCCTGCGCCTCAGACAGGATCTGACGCGCCGCCCGGCCCAGCACATCTGTGCGATTGTCGGCCAGGGTAGTCAACAGGCGCATGCGATCTTCAGGCGCGGCCTTGCCGATGATGTCGCGCCGAACGCCGGCCACATAGTCCTGGTTCAGCATCGGATCGAACCCGGGCGTGCGAGGCACTTCGCCAGGCTGATCCATCACGCTGCGGATCAGCGGCCCGCCGGTAGGCGCGCCCTGCATGGCCGTGGCCATGTCGGAGTAGTCCGTCGCATCGGCGGACTCCACCTCCTCAATCGGGATGAAGCGGAAGGCTTTCTGCTCTTCCTTCTCGAACTCGGAGATGGGTACGAATCGCATGCTTACTTCCCGACGTAGCCGATGACCTTGCCGCTCTTGTCCTTCACTTCCCAACCCCGACCAGACACAAGCGCGCCGATCGAGGAGCCGGCCGGGGCGCCCTGCACTTGGGCGATTTGCGGCGGACTCTTGGCGTCAGAGGGGGCCGGGGCCGCTGGAGCCGCCGCGGGAGCGCCGCTGGATTCTCCACTACCAGGCCGCTTGAACTGCTTCATCGCCGCATTCAATTCCGTCAGCTCGTTCAGGAACGGCTGAATCTCTTCAAGCCTTGTCTTGGCCTTTGCGTCACCGGCTTCAGCACGCTTGCGCAGGGATGCGAGCGAGGCGTTGACCTCGTTCTTGGTGACCCCAAGGGTCAGCGCAATGTCGTCCTTGCTGGCGTTGATCTGACGTTGAATGTCCGCGGTGGTCGCTGGCTTCTTGTTCGGGTCAGAAGGGTTCGCCGAGCGCTCAGCGCGTCTTTCACGGGTGCGCGCATCTGCCTCCATGATGCCCAGGCGGCGATCGGTCTGATCGCCTCGACGGCGGCCCTCATCTGCGCGCTGCCTGTTCCCTTCTTCGATCAGGTCCAGCCGGCGATTTGTCGCGGCCTGCTCAGCGGCGCGCTGCTTCTCTCTGTTCTCCTCGGCCACCTCGCGCAGCGTGTCCGCCTTGGCCTTCGTGTAGGCATCGAGCACAGACGAGTGCGCACCCATTCCCATGGCCGCGGTCACGCGGTCCTCGGCAGCGATCATCCGCGGGTCGCGGGTCGACTCTGCTGCACCCTCGATCAGGCCTGACTTGCGGTAGCTCTCGCGCAGCGCCGGATCCTTGCGGATCAGGTCGAGCATCTGCTCCTTGCTGAGCGCGATGTCACCCTCCTCGCCGGCCTTGGCAGACATCTCACCCAGCTTGGTGGCGTCAGAGTCCATGCGCGCAGTGCGGCGCTCGGTCCCCATCTGCGTGGCGCGCTGCTCGACCTGCGCGGTTTCAGCAGTCACGCGCTGCTTCAGCGTCTCGGCCTTCTTCTCCTCGCGCTCGGCGCGGATCCTGTCAGCCTCCTCGGCCCGCTTGATGGCGTTGGCCTCGCGCCGCTCCTCGTCCTCGCGCCTGCGCTGGTCCTCGATGTCCTTCAGCATGTAGCTGCCAAAGGTGGTCCCGGCATCTGCGATGCCTTTGCCGATCCCGGCCCAGATCAGTCCGCTCATGCTGGCATCTCCTCCGGCGCCTGCTCCTCGCCGGCCGCCATGCGGTTGAACTCCTCAGGGTCGACCTGGTCCATGGCCTGCTGCAGTTGCGTCGTGTCCACGCCCTGCTCGCCCAGGAAGCGCAGGATCATCTGCTTCAGGGCCATCGCCACGTCGGACGGCTGCAGAGGGACGTTGGCCGCCTCGGCGATCTCAGCCACCTCCTCAAGCACGAAGGTCGCAAAGGCGGCCAGCATCTCGTCAGGCACCGCGCCGTTCGTCTTCTCGTCGGTGATGGTGATGATCTCGTAGGCGGTGTTGGCCAGCGCCTCTACCGGGTCACGCGCAGTCTTGATGGACTTCGCGATGTCCTTGGCTGCCTTGTTCTTGTACAGGGCCTCCATGGCGAACTGAGCGGCCTGCTGGTACCCAGGGTCCGACTCGGGGTCAACGCCCTCTTCTGCGGGCTCCTGGCCCTCCTGCTGGGCTTGCATATCCTGCGGCCCTGGAGCTGGCGTGGTGACGGGCGGCTGCTGCATTGCGTCGTCGACTTCCGACGACGGCGCCATCTGGTCTTTGATCAGTCCTGCCATGATGATTCCTTTCAGGCGCGGCGGGGCCACAGGCTGGTGCCGACGTTGCGGTTGTAAGCGGCGAGCTTGTCCTCTTCCTTCTGATCCATCCGCTCTTGCTGCTTCTGCGCGCCGTAGCCCTGCATGGCGCCGCCGATGAGCTGAGTGCCGCCGCTGATCAAAGCGGGCGCGGTGTATTGGCTGGACATTACCTTGGCCAGCAGGCCGGAGCCGCCAGCGGGCGTGACTGGCGGCATGCCTGCTGGAGCAGGCAGTGACATCGGCGCGCCACCAGTGGCCTGCGTGATCGCAGCCTGCGCCGGGGACACGATTGATTGCGGGGCCATGGACATGCCTGGCGTTGCGGCCGGAGTTGCAAGCGCCGCCGGGGCCGATCCGGCAGTCCCCATAAAACCTTCAGACAGCGCAGTTCCGGCGCCACTGAAACTGCCTTTCGTGAGCGCGGTAAACGCATTGCCAATTCCTGTTGCAGCACTACTTAAACCTGAGCTCATCCCAGACAAGAACGATGTACTGGTGCCGATGGTGTTAAGGCCTCCCATCAGCGCAGCACCACCAAAGTAAACAGCCGCCGCTGTGAGCAGCACCTTGCCCACCTTGGACTTCGCCACCTTCTTCACGACGTTGGTCACGCCCTTGACGACCTTGCTGACTGCACGGCCGATACCCTTGACAACCTTGCTCATAGAGCGCTCCTTACATACGTCATGTTGATCGACTTGCGACCGAAGCCCAGGCGCTTGAGAAAGCGCACCATCCGCAGGTCGACGTTGGGCTCAAGCTCAAGCACCGCCACCTTGATGCCCGATCGCGACTTCACCCACCTGGCGAGCTCGCGCAGCAGGGCCGCGCCAGCACCAGGCTTGCGCGTGTAGTACAGCAGCACCGAGCACTGCAGGCCTCGATACCAAAACGACTTCTGCGTCATCGCCGCCACCGCGGCCACCACGTTGCCCGCCTCGTCCTCGGCCACCCACATGAAGTGCGCCGGGTTCAAGCACTGCATGGCCATCTCGCGCATCGCCTCGCGGTCCACAGTGACCGGCAGCGGATCGCGCATGACCGACTCCACCGCGATGTCCACGATCGCGATGATGTCGCGGTAGGTTGCCTTGCGGGAAATCATTTAGGTCATTAATTTCTGCTAAGCCAAGAGTCGATGTCAATCCCGCCCGTATAGCCACCGTTGTCGGCCATCCATCTGATGTCATCAACAGAAATGCCCGCCTCTCTAAGCTGGTCGGGCGACATCGGTGTGTTGTTGTTCGGGCTATTGCCATTGAAGTAATCAATCTTCCTCTGCCAAGACAACTCGTTCCAGTTGGATGGAAGAGTCCATCCGATTTTTTTGGCCGACTCCTGAGCGGTAGGCGCTGGAGTCGGCGCGGGAGTCGGCGCAGGCGTGGGCGCTGGAGTCGGAGCAGGCGTCGGGGCTGGAGTAGGCGCAGGCGTTGGCGCAGGGGTTGGCGCAGGGGTGGGAGCCGGCGTGATGACGTCGTTGATGATCTTGATTCTGTCGGGCGCAGTAACGGCGGGAAGCGTTGTCTTGTAAAAAGAAGACGCCCACTGAAGTGTGCTGTTGCTGTTCGCAATCACGTTGTCGACGGCCCGCGACTTAGGGCTCGACGGACTCATGCCGGACGGAATAGATGCGCCGGCAGTAAGAGCTACATATTTCCCTGAACTGTCAATGTAGCCGTCAGGCGTAGTGCTCAAATTTGGGTCGGCAAGAATGTTGTTGATCTGATTGCTTGTGTTGGAAACGATGTTCGCAGCAAAGGCAGATGACACATTTGCCTGGTTAATGGTGTTCTGAAGATTGACCATTGCCGTCTGCTGGGACCGGTCAAGCTGGTTCTGCGTGGACTGAAAATTCTGATTTGCAGTTTGGAGCGAAAGCTGAGAATTTTGAGAAAGCGTTTGAACGCTAAGTTGCTGGGCGCGATCAAGGCTTGATTGCGCGGACTGAAAGTTCTGCTGCGCGATCTGCAAGTCTTTTTGAGCCGCAATGCTCTTATCTGAAAGAGCGATTTGCTGAGCGCGATCGAGAGCCGCCTGCGCAGACTGGAAAGTTTGTTGGGCGGTCTGCAAGGTCGCCTGCTGAGTGCGGTCAAGGGCTGCCTCGGCCGCTTGAAATACTTGCTGAGCGTCTTGAAGATTTTTCTGAGCAGCAATGCTCTTGTCGGTCAAAGCCACCTGTTGAGCGCGGTCGAGGGCGGCCTGGGCCTCTTGGAACTTCTGCTGCGCAGTCTGCATGCTGAGCTGCTGAGTTCGATCAAGCGCAGACTCGCCCTTCTCAAACTCTTGCCTAGACTTTTCCAGTGCCTGCTGAGCCGTAATGTTTTTGTCGGCCAACATGATCTGTTGGGCGCGATCCTTCTCAGCTTGGCTTGCTTGGAAAGCCTGGGACTCTTTGGCCAACGACACGGCCTGGGCCCGATCAAGACCTGCTTGCTCAGACTGGAACGCTTGCCTAGAAACTTCCAGCGCCTGCTGAGCCGAGATGTTCTTGTCGGCCAGCATGATTTGAACTGCCCGGTCTCTTTCGGACTGCGTAGCCTGAAAGCTCTGGGCGGCGTTCTGCAAGCTGAATTGCTGCGCACGGTCTAGCGCAGACTCGCCCTTCTGGAAGTCCTGACGCGACCTCTCAAGGGCTTGGTTTGCAGATATGTTCTTGTCGGTCAGCATGAGCTGTTGCGCACGATCCAGCTCAGACTGGTTAGCCTGGAAGGAACGATTGGCGGCCGCAAGGTCTGAGGCTGCCGTCCGGTCCAGACCAGCCTGCACCGCCTGGAACTCCTGCTGCGCCTGCTGCAGTGCCTGCTGAGCAGTAATACTCTTGTCCGCCAGCATGACCTGCTGAGCGCGGTCCATGGACGCTTGGTCAGCCTGGAATAGCTGTTGAGCCTTGGCCAGATCCATGGCCTGCTTGCGATCCAGGCCGGCCTGCTCAGACTGGAATGCCTGTCGCGACATCTCAAGCGCCTGATTGGCCGTGATGCTTTTGTCAGCCAGCATGATCTGCTGAGCGCGGTCGAGCTCAGACTGGCTGGCCTGGAACTTCTGCGACTCCAGCGCCAACGAGCGAGCTTGCTCGCGATCCAGTCCGGCCTGCGCTGCCTGGAACTCTTGACGAGAAATTTCCAAAGCCTGGTTTGCGCTGATCGTCCTGTCGGTCAGCATGATCTGTTGAGCTCGATCGAGCTCCGACTGCGTGGCCTGGAACCTCTGAGCCTCCGCAGCCAAAGATGCCTGCTGGTCGCGATTGAGCTGGTTCTGCGTCGAGGTGAAAGCCTGCTCGCTTTCCTGCAGCGCCTTCTGGTTGATGCGATCCAGCTCTGCCTCAGCAGACTGGAACTTCTGACGGGCGAGCTCAAGCGCTTGCTGAGCCTCAATGGACTTGTCAGCAAGCGAAGTCTGCAGCGCACGGTCAAGCTCAGACTGAGCCGCATTGAACCTCTGGGTTGCCAGCGTCTGCTCAGCGCTAAACGCCTGGCCACCCAGGCGCTCGCTGGTGGCGAACCTTCGGCCAGTTTCGTTTTCGGCAGCGGTGAACTCTTGCTCGCCCCTTTGCAGGCCGAACTTGTTCTGCTCTTCGACGTTGAACATGCCGCCTTCGTTGACGTACCTTTGATTGGTCAACGCTTGGTTGCTGTAGGTCTGAGCGTCCTGCTGAGCGATTGGCGTGATGCGATCGATCATGGCCGCCACACCCGCGCCCTGCGCCATGGAGCTGTTCACCAGCCCGCGCTGGTTCATGTTCTGCATGGCCAGCGTGCGGGCCCGCTGCATCAGCGGGTTGTCCTTGGCCAGCAGGCTCTCTACTTGACCTGCCGCGGTCTCGGTCTGGCGGTTGACTTCGCGCTGCTGCGCGGTGAACTGCGCAGCCTGCGTCATGGGTGACGGCGCGGGAGAAGGCGACGAGGCAGACTGGCCAGAAGTTGAGTTACCCATGGCGCCGCCGACAAGCCCAGTACTCGATCCTGCAGACTGCTGAGTGTCGAAGGGATTGTTGGTGACCGTGGTTGCCATGAGAAGCCCTCAAACGAAAATGGCCCGCCAAGGCGAGCCAGTGCGATCACTGCAGACGCAGTGACCCGCAGAAGATTGTAGGTGAAAAACCAGCATTGTGATAGTCCTAGCCGGTGGCCGCCGCGTCGCTCAGAAACAGCGCACGCTCGTCCTTGCGCCGACGCACCAGGCCAGGCAGCTCGCGGCCGCCACCTTTGGTCCACATCATGAACGCCTCGGCAGCGCCATCGAACTCGCCGCGGTTGTTGCGGATGCGGATCTGAGACCGCTGGTAGTTGCCTAGACCAGCGTTGAACGCAAAAGAGACCACAGCGTCAAATGCGCCCTGACGACCAGCCAGATTAGGAGACAGTCGAAGAGCGCCACGCTCAAAATTTGCGACGTCCTGGCTAAAGAGATTCTCGATCTCGTCCTTCGTCCAGACACGGTTGTCCTCCGGGCGCAGCGGGTAGTCCTTGCGGATCATTCCCTGGTAGTCCCCGACGCGGGCCACAGGCAACCGGATCTGATCCTGGTACAGCACATGGCCGTAGCCAATGGTCCAGATGTGCGCCGGGCACAAGTACGGCCTCGACCGATACCCCTCGTACCGGTGCATCAGGTCAGCGCCGCGCTTGCTCAGTTTCACTTCTTGCCCCAGGAGCGAGTGCCGAACCAAAAACCGATGATCCCGCCCAGCATGGCCATCTCGTCGTCGCTGAAGATGACGGTAGTCACGCGGATCAGGTCGTTGATGTTGGTGATCAAGCCCTGCTGGTTAAAGGCGTACCAGGCGATGGCAGCGTTGATGGCCACCAGCTCAAGGATGAAGATGTAGGTGACTGTCGGGCGCACGGTGCCGACGTAGTTGGCCACCCAGCGCGATGCGCGATCGAGCACCTTCTCGTCGTGCCTGAGCGCCGCCTCGGTCATCTGCGCCTCGGTCTGCATCGCAACCTGCTCAGTGCGAATCTCCTCCATCCGAGCCTGGGCAGCAAAGCCCTGCGCGGCCAGTTGCAGCTCGCGCTCGGTCTGCACCCGGGCGAGCTCCAGCTCGTGCCGCTGGTCGGCCTTGTTCTGGAAGTACTCCAGCAGCTTGGGCAGGCCGCTAATGAGCAAGCCGCCGAGGGTTGAGAGTAGGGACAGCATTACTTGGCTCCTTTCGCCATTCTTTCGCGCTCTTCAAGCAGCCGCACTTTGACCTGAAGCTCGTTGATGTGCGCCATCAACTGCTCCTTCAGGAGCGCACGCTTCTCTGCGGACAGAGGGCTGTCAGTGGGCACGCCGGTAGAAGTGATGAGCGCAGGCATGTTGCCTTCGATTTTGGTCAGTCGCTCAGAGAAGGAGTTGACCTGCCCAAGCAGCCACGCCAGCGCGGCGACCACAATCGGTATGACGGCCTTGAGTGTGTCTGCCCAGGTCATAGCTACTTCCTGGCCTCCTGCTTGATGTGCTCCCAGGCTGCGACGCACAGGAACACCACCACGGCCCACAGGCCAGCCGCGGTGACCTTGGAGACGGCGTCGCTCTTGGTCTTCTCCCACCAGCTTGCGTTGGCGATCTGACGCTCATGCGCCAGGCGGTGGCCGTGCGGATCACCGCCCGGGAAAGCGTCATTGAAGGCCTGGCGCAGCGTGGCGAACTGCTTGTCCATATGCAGGGTCAGGTGCTGCTCATGCGTCGTCAGCGCCTTGCTCACCGCATCCTGAATCATCAGCGCCACCTTGTCCTCAGTCAGCGCCGCTTGCCGCCTCTCGGGGCCGCTGTACTCCGTCATCAAAACACCTCAGCAGTTGAGAGCCCCACCAGCACCACCCGGTGCGCCAGCGCCGCCAGCACCACCCGTGGCCAACGAATTGCCCGGCACGCCCGAGGCGGCCAGGCTGGGCGACGAGACGGCGTAGCCGCCCGCAGCACCAGCAGACCCAGCAGCGCCTGCACCAGCCGAGCAAGTGCGCGTCAACGTACCAGCACCGATCACGCCGTCACGGCCCACCGAGTTCGTGGTCGTCTGGTTGGCGGTGGTGGTGTTGTTGGTCGTTGTCGTGGTCGTCGTGGTTGTCGGCTGCGGGATGTTGCCGGCCACCTGAGCCAGTGCGTTGTACGAGCCGAGGAAGATGTCGCGATTAGCCTGCGACTGCGCGACGGCCACGTTGCCATTCACCTGCGACTGCTTGTACGCCATCACCGGGGCGATCCAGGGGGTGACCAAGCTGTTGGTGACCTGCAGCACCTGCAGCACGCGGTCGACCGGCGACGGGGCTGGAGCGATGGGCGCGGCAGGGGCCTGTACGGCGGCGGAGCCAGGCTGCTGCATCAGCGAGAACATCGCTGCAACCTTGGCTGCGTCGCCGCCCGCGTTGCCCATCGTCGCAATGGCCGTGTACCGAGCCTTGTCAGCTTCGGCACGGGCCACCGCCACCGCTTGGTCGGCCCGGGTGCGGGCCTCGATGGCGTCGTAGTAGGCCTTGTCAGTGGCGCAGGCAGTCAAGCCCAGCGCCATCAGTGAGCACAGCGCGGCTCTCATCACGCACCCCAAGGCACGCCTGAGGCCGCCGTCGGGTTCTTCTGCGCATCGATTTGCCCTTGCACTGCGGCCTCATACGCAGCGACTTGGTTGGCACCCATCTCGTCCTTCACCCAACCAACGACGATGGCTTCGGTGAGTTGGTCGTAGGGAATGAACGTCGGATCGTTGTGATCCTTGTGGGGCAGGCTGATCGTGCCGTAGACAGAGCCTGTGGCTGCGCCGTCGGTCTTTGATACACGCCAGTGGGCAGTGGTCACGCAACCGTCAGGCAGCGTGCTGTCCAGATTTGAGATAGTCCAGTTCATGGTTGTCCTTTCAGGGGTTAGGCTTCAAGCGCCGCGACACGGGCGCGGAGGGATTGGAGTTCAGCGACGATGTTGGCAATGAACTCGGCAGAGCCGTACTCCATCGCTTGCATCACGGGCTTACCGTCTGCGTCTACCGCGTCTTTTTCACCAACCACGGTGCTGGGACTGACTTTTTGAACCTCATGCGCGATGAAGCCAACACCCTTGCTGCCATCAGTCTTCCAATTCCATGTCTTGGGCTGGAGCGCGTCAATGAACGCGCCGGAGTTCGCCAGAGGTTGTTGGTTGTCTTTGAGTCGGTAGTCGGAGGAAGTGCTAAACGTTGTCGTGGTCCCGGTTGTAGAAACACTACCTACGTTGCCATTTCCGTTGCGAAAAACAATGTGGTTTGTAGCGGTTGTGACATTTGTTTCTGTGTTCAGAATTGTTGCGCCACCGGCTTTATAAAAATTGCTGCCGCCGTTTGGTGTGGTCTGCGTCCCCACCAGCAAATCACCCCCGCTCGTGATGCGGGCGCGTTCGGTGTTGTTGGTGCCAAAAGACAAGAACCCGTTACCGATATTCCACAAATACGAGTTTTCTGATATCTGTCCAAGATTCAGGTAGTAGCTCGCATCTGACGTATCCCAAATGCCCAGAATCGGTGCAGCAGACGCCTGAATAGTCATGCCAGTGCCGCTGCCACTCAGCCCCGTAACTTTGTTCGTCGTGCCGCCAAGGGCAAGGTTCCCACTCGCATCCAGCGTCATTGCCTGCGTGAAGCTGATCGCGTTGCCTGCGGTGCCGCCTGCTGACACATACCAAGCGTGAGCGCTACCGGCATTTGCGCCGGTCATTTCGTATCTAGCAGCGCCGACGGAGCTTGCTGCGTAAATCCAGTTGGTGCCGTTGTCGTAAGCACCATGAACAAGCGCCGAGCTAGTGCTCCCAGTAGCGTTGGTAAACAGCGCACCGCCCCCGAGGTAGCCTATTTGAATTGCTCTGCGCGATGCCGCAGTGCTCCACGCACTCGGCGTCACCCCCAGGCCGAGGTTGCCGGAGGAGTCGAGACGCATGCGTTCGGTGCTGTTTGTCCAAAACAGCATTGGGTAAGCGCCACCAGAAAATAAATTTGCTGAATAGGCTGGCGCTGAAAAATACGTACCCGCTGAATTTTCACGACCTATATAAAGATCGCCTCCAGTGTTTTGCAAGAACAACACTACTTCATTTGTGCCTGTGCTTGAAGTGATGTTTTGTTTTGCATTGGCTGCGACTACCGACAATCTGTTGGTTGGCGAACTCGTCCCAATCCCCAGACCTGTGGAGGTCAGGCGCATTTGTTCGGAGCCGCCAGCAAACCACCTTTGAAAAGTCGTAGCAGAAGAACCAAAAAAAATAGGAATTGCTGGAAGGCCACCAGCGCCGTTTCCAATATATAAGCCGGAACCATCTTCGCCAATCAGCATCTCGCCAGTTGGCCCAATAAGGTAACTTGCGCTTCCACCATCAAAAGTTAAGGTGTTGCTGCCGTTAAACGTCAGCGCACTCCCGCTCGTCAGCACCTTGCTGCCGTTGAGATAGGTCACGCCGTTGGCGGTGAGGCTCGCAGCCGTCGTCGAAATGCCCAAGCCAGGCAGGCGCAGTGACGTGTTGGAGCTGTTGCCGATCGTGATCTCGTTGCTCACGCCGGCCGCAGACGCTGCAGCGTTGTAGCCGATGATGATGTTGTTCGACCCGGTCGTCAGGTCGTTGGTGCCGCTGTACCCGGCCTGGTAGCCGAGGGCAGTGTTGTTGGCTCCCGAGGTCACCGCCGCCAGTGCGTAGTAGCCCACCGCAGCGTTGTTGCTGCTGCCGGTGGTGGTCAGCAGGGCAGACGTGCCAATGGCCACGTTGTTCGCACCGCTGGCGTTGTCCGTGCCGGCGGTCACGCCGATGTAGACGTTGCTCCCGCCCGTAGTGACGTTGTCGCCGGCCTGGACGCCCACGGCGACGTTGCTGCTGCTTGTGGCGCTGTCCAGTGCCCTGTAGCCCACCGCAGTGTTGTTGGCGCCGGTGGTGTTGGCCCTCAGGGCCTCGAAGCCGAAAGCGGTGTTGCGGATGCCCGTGGTGGTGGTAGCTGCGCTGCCGCCAACCGCCGTCAGCCACGGCGTGGCCGTCTGCACAATGATCGGACCCCAGGAGCTGCTGGTGCCGTTGGTCGTCAGGAACTTGCCAGCGTTGCCGGTCTGTGACGGCAGAACCTTGGTCTCTGCCAAGGACGTGATCCACGCCGGGTTCGCGTAACTGCCAATCGTGTAGACGCCATTGGTGACGGTGTCGGCGTTGCCCGTCAGGGCGCCGACGAACGACGTCGACGTCACCGAGGTCAGGCCGGCCAGCGTCGTGGCCGTGGCACCCAGGCTGATGCTGGTAGAGCCCACCGTCAGCGAGCTGTTGGTTAGGCTGGCGTTGCCGATGTTGCTCAGCGTGTTCGACGATCCGCTGATGGTCTTGTTGGTCAGCGTCTGCGCAACATCAAGACCCGCAATGGTCATGTTCGCATCGGGCACCGTCAGCACGCGGGTCGCGCCGGCAGTGATGCCGCTGGCCTCAAATCGGAACTTGCGTGTGCTGTCGGCGTTGTCTTCCACCACCAGGTTCGTGTCGGTGATGGTCAGCGGTGGCAGCACGCTGACGGCCTCCAGCGCCGTGCCAGAGGAGTTGACCGTGACGAGCTTGGTCGCATTGCCCGACAGAGTCGGCAGCTTGTCGAAACCAGTCGAGATCGAAGCAAGCTCGGCCCGCATGGAGGCCGAAGTTGCCGGCGCGCCGGTCGCGGGGAATGCTCCGCCGTTGTAGTACGGGTTCATAGCGTTGAATCCTCAAATCTGTTCTGTTTGCGAAGGTTTTCCGCCGCAGTGGTTATTCGCAGATTATTTTCTACATGGAGTCCAGCGACGTTTTTTCCGCGAAGCGGGATGATGTGATCGACATGATGTTGCACCCCCGTCAGGGTGGTGAGCAGTCGAGCTTCGGCGTAAATGCGCGCAATAGCCTGCTTGTTGGCCCAGAGGGGAACAGACTTCGACTGAGTGCGGCGAGGGTTTGCGGAGCGCCACACAGACATGTAGTCGTTCAGCTCTTTTCTGTTTCTTGCTCTCCACGCCGCCGATGATGCTTTTCCGGTTTCGCTTGAGGCATGCTTTGCTTTGCTGACAGCGGATCTCTCTTGGTTCTCAATGTTCCACTTGCGCGACAGCTTGACGCCGCATGGTTTGCATCTGTTGGACAGTCCAGTGCTGCGAGAAGGGATGACGTAGAAGTTCTCCTTCTCAAGTAGCTGCGAGCACGCACCGCACCAGTACAAGCCGAGGTCAGGACGAGACTTCCGCGCTGATCTCATCGAAGTCCTCTGCGCATGCTGTAGTGAAGAATGATCGAGTTGATCGTGAACGGCGCGTAGTAGTCCGAGCTACACGCGATCTGCACGGCGATGTTCTCGCCCGTGCCAACCACCTCGACCTCAGACGGCGCAAGCGTGCGGCCGTCCCAAACGAAACTGTCCCAGTTGACGTTGTCCCAGAAGCTCGCCGCCAGGTTCGTCGAGTAGGACTCCTGCAGGCCCTGCGGCACCTGCGTCGAGGCGTAGGCCAGGGAGTAGTTGAACGAGAACTCAGCGTAGGCAGTGCCGTCGACCTCGAGAGATGCTCGGCGCCAGCGCTTGAGAATCCGCGGGGACTTTGCAAAAGCGTAGGTCAGGATGATCGACGCGCCGATCTCGTCACCATCGAACGAGGTGCCCACGTCCAGCCGGTACACGCGCCCGTCGGTTGATCCAAAGAACGCCGTCTCGGATCCATCAGGGTCTTCCCCGTCGCACATGCAGGTCACGGCGTCAGGGAACTCCACAGGCATCGAGCCCATGTACTTGCCGTTGAACAGGGTCGCGTAGATGCCGGACCCGTCGCTGAAGAAGACGCGGTACTGCGACTTCTCCCGGTTCACGCCCGAGGCGGTCACCTTGTTGCGGCGCTGCTGCACGAACGGGCGGATGTTCAGCGTCAGGGCCGAGGCATCGAAGTTGCCGTAGTTCAGCGTCGTCTTCAGGTTCATGATCCCCCGGTCGTCGAACGCAAAGCTCGACACCAGGTTCTGTGCGCTGTACGGCTTGGCCCCTGTGCCCACGTTGTAGGACACCAGGTTCCAGTCGGCGGAGCTCGTGCCGTACAGCATGAAGGTGTTGTCATCGGCGTAGATCGCCATGGCGCCCGTTGACTGGTCGCCAGGCAACACGAGGAACGACGTCACGCTGTCGATCAGAGCGATCTCGCCAGCGCCAAAGATCGGACTCCACACATACGGGTCGCCGATGGCCGAGTGCTGCACCGAGCTGCCAAAGCTAAGGAACAAGTGGCTCTTGTGAAACGCGATGTGGTTCGGCCTGTCGTCCGCCATGCCGGTGCTGATCGGCACATAGACCTGCTGCACGAAGTCGAACTCGAAGGCCCTGTTGACGCCGTCGCAGCCGTACAGCCTGGTCGTGTTGACGTTGCCACCAAAGTTGGCCACCACCGTCTCCACACGTCCATTGGGCAGGGCCGTAATGGCCGTCTGAGCCCCGCCCGCGTGCGCGTGGGTGGTAGACCCTATCCGAAGGTTTTCGCCGGCCTGGAACGTGCCGGTGACCGAGGCAAAGATCAGCCGGCCTGCGGCGTCGTTGCCGGACCAGGATCCCGACTCGAGCACCACTCGCTTGATGGTGGCCGTTGCGCCACTGGTCTGCCCGGTGATCGTGTTGCCGTCGACCAGGGCGATCGTGCCATTGATGAACGACATCTCGAAGCCGTAGGGCACGGCCGTCCACCCAGACACAGAGGACTTGTACATGGCCAGCGCAGTGCCGCCGGCGTTGTCACGCCAGGCATACACCACGCCGCTGTAGTAGGCCACGCCACGGATCGGGCCCGAGCCTGGCACCGCGCCAATGTCGGCCCGGTAGACGTCGGCCGCAAGGTTCAAGTACTGCGCCGACTGCTGCGATGTCAGCGGCGTGGCAGGCCCCAGCGCAGTCACAGTGCCCTGGCCAACACCCCCGACGTTGATCGTCTCGCCGGCCGTGAACGTGCCGGTGGCTTTGGTGTAGGCGACGGTCGATCCGCTGACCAGGAACACGACACCAGTCGCGCCAGAGGTGGCGCCGGTGATGGTGTTGCCAGCCGCAATAGAGCCAGTGATGGCGGCGGTCAGGGTGCTGTAGATCGCGTCCGATGGGCTGGGCCTGCCGTCGAACCGCTCGTAGCCGGCGATGCGCGTGTAGCCGCCGGTGATGGAGCACTCGAAGTTGACCGCAGTGCGCGCCACGCCGGGTGGCAGCGACAACAATGGCGTGACCAGGTCAAGGCCGCCACCAAGGGTGATGAGCTCGTACTGGACCTTGGGAAGCTGAGCCTGTTGCATGTTGCGACTTAAGCCAGCGGGTTCCCCAGATACAGCTCAGGGAGCTGCTCTCGCTCAAGCTGATTCATCAGCCGGCTGAACTCGGTGTTGCCCTTGCTCAGCACCTCGGGCGCAGCCTCGAACAGGCCGTAGAACTGCATCGCCTTGTAGACGATGGCCAGGTGCAGGTGCTCAGGCATGGCAGGCACATCAGCGTCCGCAGTCATTGACGTCGGCAGAACCTGGTACTCACCGCTGATCAAGTACACGTCGTCGGGGATCTGGCCCAGCATGACGGCCTTGCCGTTGGGCTTGATCGCAAAAACCACGGGCCGGCCGTTGACCTGCACGTTGAAGCGGTAGGTGTTGCGGAAGACCTGGTACTCCCATTCCACCAGCCACTGCTCGTCCTGCACCCCGATGCTCTTCTTCTGGCAGCGGAAGGTGTCCTTCCACCAATACCGAAGGTCGGTCATCAGCGTGCTGGTGACTGTGTTCGTAACAGTCGCCGGCAGATAGTCACCAGTGCTGGCGACTGTCTCAAACGTGAACGGCTCGCGCATCCAGTTCCAGTTGTCGTGCATGCCCTGAATCTCGACCCATGCGTCGTTGGTCCAGTTCACGAGCTTCTGGTACATGCCTGTCTGACCCAGAACAGAGGCGGGGCCGCCACCGGCGACACCGCACTCGACGGCCAGACGTTGCGCGAGCTGCAGGTAGTTCATCTATCAGACCGGCTGCGACAACAGCTTCTTGAGCCAGGGCACACCCATCCGAGGGTTCGGGTCGTGCATGACCTGGAAGGGGTAGGTCAATGACAGCACGTTCTCCTCTTGGAAGCCCATGCTGCCGTCCTGATTGACGATCTTGCGCTGGCGCACACGCGACTGCTTGGCATTGGCCAGTACAGCAATGTGATACCTGCGCAGCTTGGCGGTGTCGCCTCGGACCACCATGCGGTAGTCGCCGTTGACGTTGACCTCGACGAAGCTGGGCTCGTTCTCGTTGCCCGGCTCGTTGAAGTGAACCTCAAGCTCGTCTCGCATGAAGGACTCTTCGTCAAGCTGGTCGGCGCGGATGACACGATCGGTGTCGATCTCGATCCCGCCTGGCGCTGAGGCCTCGGCCGCGGGCGTGACCCGGTTGACGATGTCCACGTCCTCGGACGCGACGGACTTGCTGCGTTCGTAGCTGTTGACGGTGCGACTGGTCATGGTGAAGTCTCCTAGTGTTCAGGGGTGGGGGCCACCCGAAGGTGACCCCCTGCCGACTTAGGCAGTCAGCGGGTTAGCCGGCACGGTGGCCAGGTTGTAGAAGGTGTCCGTCACGCCGGACGCCGACAGGTCGGTCGAGCCGGGAGTGAAGGTCGTGCCAGCCGTCAGCGCGATGCGCAGAGCGGCGACCGGGCACACGCCGGCGGGGGCGTCGGGGAACATCAGAGCCACGCGGCCAGCAGCCAGCTCGGCAGAGTCCACGATCGGGCCCGGGACGATCGACACAGCGCCGCTCGTATCCAGGCAGATCAGGTAGTTCCGCGTGGAGCCGTTGACGCCACCCGTGAAGCCGCCGTTGACGTTCTGGATACCGCCGGCAGCCGCCTGGTAAACCGACGGGCCGCTATAGCTGATCGCGATGTTGTCGGTCGCGCTCTTGCTGTAGAACCGGCCGTCGATCACGAAGGTGACCGTGTTGGCGTTCTGGATGGTGTTGGCGTTGGTGCCTTCGGCCCAGCCGCCGCTCGACAGACCGGCGGTAAAGCCGGAAGAGAGGGAGAGATTGTCAGACATGGTCAGAGTTCCTTTCAGTCAGTGACGATCGCAGCCACGGTGGCCGCGTAGTTTGTGTCGCCAACGCCCGTGTCGGCATCCAGCTTGGCCGCTACGGCCTGCAGGGCGTCGACCACGGCCGCCAGCAGGATCGCCAGTTCTTGACGATCGCCGGGGCCAGCGAGGGCGTTGACACGTTGCTTGACAGATTCGATTGGCATATCGGTTCCTTTTGGTTCGCTAGGGCTTGCGCCCTAGCGTGTCATCACAGAGCCGAGCAGGCGGACTCGATCCGCACCATCCAGTTCTCGTTCAGTCGCACCGCGTTCTTGTAGAAGTTGGCGCCGACATAACCGAACTGGCCCATAGGATTGGCGTGCGTGATCTGCTTTGCAGGCAAGTAGATCGGCTGGATCGCGCCCATGCCCTTCAGAGCGACCTGACCCCAGGCTTCCTGAGCAACCACCATGATGGGGTAGACGTCAGCCGTGGTGCCGGAGGTGCCACCGTTGGACAGGAAGGTGCCCGCAGTGATCGAACCGCCGGCCGACAGGAACGGCTTGAAGTACGGCGAGGTGATGATGCGGAAACGCTCCACCGTGCCGACCTCACGCTCGTGCGTGGGCTTCTGCTGACCGTAGCGAGCCACGGGCACGAAGTTGGCCAGGTTACGGAAGTCGGCTTCCATGTCGGTGTGGATGAACACCAGGTAGCCAGGCTCGACGGCGGTCGTGCCGAAGTTGACCGAAGAGGCCAGCTTCTCGGTCACGAGCTGAGCGTGCGCAGCCTCGAGCTGACGGGCAGCCTGACGCAGCTTGTTCAGCGTGATGCCGGTGTTCACCGAGGCGCGGGCAGAGCCGTTGGCGTACACGACGTTCGTGCCACCGCGGACCACACCGTAGGAGATCAGCTCCTCGATGCTGGCCATGTGCTCGCCCACCAGCTTGACCATGTCGCCGGGGATGTCGTCCTCGTACATGGCTTCAGCCTTGGAGCTGAGCTTCATCAGCACGCCGTACTGCTGCACGGTCACCTGCACGTCCTGGTAGGCGATGGTGCGAGCACCAGGGGTCACGCCTTCTTGCAGCAGGTAGTTGCTGGCGGTGATGCTCGGGGCACCGTTGGAGCCGGCGTCGATCGGCAGAGCGCGACGGAACACGACCGTGTCGGTCTTGTTCTGGGGGATCTGCTTCTGCGAGCCGAAGGTGCTCAGCACCTTGATGGGCATGGCGTGCTTGAGCATCTCGCGCTCCGCCATGATGAGGTTCCGGGAAGGAACAAGGGAATAGGTCTGCATGATGGGTTACCTTTTCTGTCGATCAAGTTCGTCCAAGTAGCGCCAGTACTCGTCGGGCGTCATGTCCTCCACGGCCTTCTGACGCACGTTGGCGCCGGATCTGCCGGAAGGAATCGCCGCCGCCGAATTCAGGCGCTGCGTCCTTTGAGTCGAGGCTGAGCTCGTGGCTTCGGTGTGCAGGTCCAGCAGGCGCACAGCGTCTTGCGGGCTGTCGCTCGCCGCAAGCATCTGAACTTCCCGCGGCTGACGCTGCAGCCATCCCATGAACTCAGTCGTCCGTACTCGGTCTTGCCAGCCAGGATGTCGGACTTCGACGGCCATCTCAGATCGCAGGCGCTGCATCTCTTGCGGGGTCACCCCTGCTTGAGCTGGCTGCTGTTGCTGCGCCAGGCGCTGCTCCAGCGAACTCAGCCGCTCGTTCAGAGCGGACTCCATCGCCTCCGCGAACTCGGGGTAGTCCGACTTCAGCCTGGCCATCGCCTCCGGGTTGCGCTGCGCGTCGCGAATTTCCGTCGCGGTTGGCGCGTCGCCGCCTTTGGCAGAGACCTGCTGGGCCGTCTGAAGCTGCTGCTTCAGTTGACTACCGAGTCCACCGATGTGGCCTTCGGCATTCCTCAAACGCTGCGTGACCTGAGACAACATCGTCTCGAGGCCAGCGATCTTGTCCAGCAGGACTTGGTCACCCGTTGGCGCCGCGGCGTCACCTCCCTTGGTTGCGTCGGCCGGATCAGCATTGTGATTTGCGGCGGGCGCGGGGTCGGTGGATGCGGAAGCGGGTGCGTCGTTTGCAGGAGGCTCGGCATCAGCGGCCGGCGCACGGCCGGACTCTTCTGCATCGAGCTGTTCCCAGATCTTTTGCGCGTCTTCCTGACTTGCTGTTCCTTGTACTTGCATGTTGATGTCGTCTCACTTCGGTGTGGTCACTCAGGACCTTGTTCGTCGACGCCGCTCAATTCGTCGGGGTCGACTGCGGGACTCAGGCTGGCCCTTTCGGCCAGGCTGAGAATTCGTTTCAGCTCACCGATCCCACCGCGGATCAGGGCTGTTTTCTCTGCGCTGAAGGATGGTGAGTCGTTCAGCTCACGCAGCTCCTGGAGTCTTTCCTCCAAGGTCTGCGTCAGCCGCTTCCACGTCGTGCTGCGGAAGTCCTCAGCTTTCAGCAATCAGAGCTCCAAACAAAAAACGGCGCCCTTTTGGGGCGCCGCTCAAACTTCTCAAGGAGAGTAGGTCAGCGCTGCAAAGACACTGACCCGGGCCGAAATATACATCATTGAAATACCGGGAGGCAAGCCTCATCGCGACATCATCCTGCCCATGTTCACGATGAAGCCGCCGGACTGCACGCTGCCAGCACCCGGCGCGGCTGCCGTGGAGATGCCCTGCACAGCCACCACCGGGGGCGTGAAGCCGATCCCCTGCACTGCGATGGCAAACGGGTTCAGCATCAGACCCTCGTCACCGTGGTCGTCGAGCCGACGGTGGCCATCGTCTGGCTGATGGCGCCTGCGCTGCGCGCCAGGGGCGTGACCACGAGGTCAGAGCCCAGGCCGTGCAGCAGGGCGATCTCGTCGATCATCGTGCCCGGGTCCGCACCCACCGCAGTGGGCGAGGCGGTCGTCGAGACTGTCACCGTGTCGTCGACCTGCGTGATGGTCTGGCTCAAGCCGCCCGCAGAGCGTGAGCTTGGGCCGACGGTCAGCGGCTGCGGCGCCAGGCCCTGCAGCAGCCACACGCGGTACAGGTTGCGCGCCTGGGCCTTGGTGATGACGTAGGTGTCGAACTCTACCGACGGGCTGTAGAAGATGCTGGTGTTGGTGACCAGCGACGGGGCGATGACGTTTGAGGGCGTGACCGTCGGCGCGTAGAAGATCTGCGTGCTGAAGGTGTTTGGCCCAACGTAGCCGGGCGAGACGTAGCCGTCGTCGACGTAGCCCTGCGGCAGCAGCGTGACCGGGCCAGGCGTGACCGTGGCGCCGTAGAAGGTCTGCGTGTTGGTGACCAGGCCCGGCTGCAGCGTCTGGCCTGGCGCAGCCTGGTTGACGGTCGGCGCGTAGAACGTCTGCTCGTTGGTGATTAGGCTCGGCGACAGCGCGTAGGTGGCCGCGACCGTGGGCGCGTAGAACGCTTGGTCGTTGGTGTAGAGCGAGGGCTGCAGCGTGACCGGACCACGTCCCACCGTCGGGGCAAAGAACGTCTGGGAGTTGCCGTACAGGTCCGGCAGCAGCGGTTGCGGAGCGCCGCTTTGCGTTACGACCGCAGAGTAGAAGGTCTGTTCGTTGTCGTACTTCGCAGGCGTCAGCGTGACGCTGGTGGTGACCGTGGCCGCGTAGAACGTCTGGTCGTTGCTGTACAGGCCAGGCGTCAGCGCGTAAGTGGCCGCGACCGTTGGGCCGTAGAACGTCTGGTCGTTGTCGTACCGGGCGGGGGTGAGCGCGTAGGAGGCAGCCACCGCCGGGCTGAAGAACTCCTGCGTGTTCGTGTAAAGCGCAGGCGTCAGCGTCCTGGTGGCTGTGACAGTGGGCGCGAAGAACTCTTGCGCGTTGGTGTACAGCGCCGGGGTCAGCGTCTGCGTGCCACCGCTCTGCGTGACGTCCGCGCTGTAGAACACCTGGTCGTTGGTGTACAGCGCCGGAGTCAGGTCGTAGGTGGCGCTGACCGTCGGGCTGTGGAACGTCTGGTCGTTGGTGTACAGGCTCGGCGTGAGCGTCTGCGCTGCACCGCTTTGCGTGACATCCGGGCTGAAGAACGTCTGCGTGTTTGTGAACAGCGCAGGCGTCAGCGTCTGCGTCGCGGCCTGACGCAAAGCCAACGTCAGCGCGGTCCAAGAGTCCGCCGCGTTGGCCGTGCCGCCCGTCCAAGCCGCTGGGTCGTATGGGCCAGATACCCAGTCGAACGAGCCAATGCCGACCATCGCGTCGTTGGTATCGACGCTGGTCGCGGTTCTGAAGTTGGCAAGGCCAGTTCCAACAAAGACCGCGCCTGTACCTGCAGCAGCGCCGCCAGCAACAATAATCTCCGAGCCCGCTGTTGTCGGAGTTATGGCGGGAGGATTAGGTCTGCCAGTGCCTGTACCTGTGGCTGTGGTCGCAGCAACATCAAGCGGGGTGGTGCTGTCAACGCCGCGCCAGACATGCACGGCCATCGCGCCAGCGTCTTGTGCGTTGAGCGTGGGGCCAAAAGTTACCGTCGCGTCAGCAGCAGTTAAGCGCTTATATGCGACCCGCAGATTGCTGTCGTACGTCGTGCCGTTAGAGTAAAGCTCCGTGGCAATCAGCGTGTAGGCAACCGCGCTGGGGTCTTGGATAACCAGCGTTCTGTCAGCCGCAGAGCCTGTCGCAAAGACCGCAATAACGATGTCGCCAGCAGCGGCAGATGCGGCAATGCCGCCTGTCAGCGCTGTCAGGCTGATCGTGCTGTTGCCGGAAGTTGCTCCGGCTTTGGTTGCGGTATTACCGCCGACGTACTGAATAGCCATCAGGGCACCTCAGTCAGTCCCCACAGGTCCATCACGTCCTGTGGCAGCGGTTGATCGGTCCCGATATCCAGCACCCCGGCGCCATACTCCCCCGACAACACCTCGTACCCGCGAGCATTCAAGTCATCGCGTATGGCGATGAAGATGTCGAAGTAGTCGTCGTCGGTGCAGGGCTTGGCGTATCGAGCCATGAGGCACCTTTATGTGAACGGCGGCGTGTACGACGGTGTGCCGAACTTGCTGACCCGGTAGTAGAAGTCGACGCCAAATAGGTACGCCGTGTCTGGGAACGTGTCTGCGCCGTTGGTTGCATCTCGGAAGAACCGGATGATGAACCGCTGGTTCGGTGCGACAGCAGATCCTGGGTAGGGAGCGCTCACCGCCTGCTTGTGCGCCCACGCTACACCGCCGGCGGGAGCAGAGACGTAGAAGAATTGGGTGTCACCGAACACGCCATCAATGGCCGCCGTCGTGAACTCGAACCCCCACCGCACGTTACCTGCCGCGGTGCTGGCCCCGGGCGACCAGTGGATGGCGGCGTAGAGGTCTGTTCCTGGTGCCCACTCCAGCGGTACGTCCCAGTTCAAGAACGCCTCTTCCATCGCCGTCCCAGAAAAACTGAGAACGAACGTGCCGCCCTTGAAGTCCACAAGCTGAGCCGGGTTGCCCAAGCCGTCGCGCAGCGTGGGCTCCAAGCCGTCCATCTGCCAGGCCTCATTGGTGCGCCCGGCCAGGTCGGTGAAGTTGCCGTCGAGCTCAGTCCATGTGAGAGCTGAGCCCTTGCCGGCCCTGGTGACGATCGTCATGGGTTACCCCCGCGTCAGAGCTGGAAGATCCCAGACGCATTCCAGGTGATCGTGATGTCGCCGCCGTTCGGCGTGACCGGCAGACCCGTCACACCGGTGTCGATGTAGGCCACCAGGCGCGAGGTGCCTGCGGTGCCGGTGTCGATGTAGATCACCAGAGCCTCGGCGCTGTTGCCAGTCACCGCGGTGTAGGTCACGTTGTCGCCGTCGAACAAACCGTTGGTCACCGTGGTGTTGGCAATGGTCTGAGCGGTGCCAACCACGCCAGTCAGCGAGGTCAGGAACTGGTGCGCAGCGCTGTAGGTGTAGGTGCCGGTGTCGACCAATGCGACCTTGACCGTCAGGTCATTGAGGTCGATGTTGGTGTCGCCATCAAGCAGGGCCTGCTTGTACAGGGGGTAGATTGCATTGGCCATGGTTGACTCCTTAGATCATGGACTTGAGGGCGGCGATCTTCTGCTCGTACTCGACGCGCAGCTTCTCGGCAGCAGCCTGCAGGTTGCGGGCGCTGGCCAGCTCGCTGTCGGCCTGTGCTTCGCGCTGGTCCAGCTCGCCGGCGCGCTTGACGTTGGCCGCGGCAACAGACTCGACCTTGGCCTTGTCGTTGGCCAGCGCCTCGCGCTCTTTGGCCATCCAGTTGTCGAACTTTTCGCGCTCGGCCTTTGCCGCAGCGCGCACGGCATCGGCGTCGGCAGACGCCTGAGCAGCGCGTGCAGACTCCTCGCGTGCTTTGGCCAGCGCAGCGTTGGCATCGGCCGCAGCAAGCTGCGCCACCGAGTTGGTAGCGTCGGCCTCGGCCTTCGCCTCGCGAGCTGCTGCAGCCTCAGCGGCCGCCGCATCCTGCGCAGACTTGATCTGGTCGAGCACGGCTTTCAGCTTGCTCGGGTCCTTGGCCATCTCGAGGAAGGCCAGGAGGTTTGCCGCAGTGTCAACCGCCACGGCCGAAGGGGTGATGTTGATGTTCATGAGAGCTCCGTTAGGTAGTGGAAATGACCGCGATCTTCAGGCCGGGGCGAACGCCCAGGTACTCGGTGCCCCCGGCGCCGATTCTCATCGACGTGGAAGCAGCCGTGGGGTTTGAGCCGATGGCGACGCGGCATGCCACATCGGCGTGGAGACGAACGAAACGAGTCGTGTCGGAGAACGCAGCCGACTGGGCTGACGTGCCACCGATCACAACCTGCTGGTTCACCAGCGCAGGCTCCTGGCCAGCGGGCACCAGATGCCCACGGCCGGCAGCCGTCAGCTCCTGGTACTCGGTGATGTCCAGTATTGCCATTGTGATACCTCAGATGCCGGCGCCCGTGTTGACACGCAGCGCAGCCTCCGCGTTGAAGATCTGACGCTGGTTGTCGATCTTCAGTGCCTCGAGGCGCTCCTTCGCGGCGATCTGCTCGCGAGTGAGCTGAGCGTCCTGGCCGAGCTTGGTCAGCGCCAGGTCGCGCTCGATGCCGGCCTCGGTCATCGCGATCTCGTACTCGGCCTGCTCGCGCTGGCGGTTGTACTCGGTCTGCTGGGCCTGCTGAGCGCGGACCTCCTTGTTGTCCGCGATCTTGGCCATGTCGACCTCGGCCTTGATCTGAGCGGCCGCGATGCGAGGATCTTGCGGCGCGCCCATCTGGGCCTGAGCCTCGGCCTCTTGCTTGACCTGGTCCTCGGGCTTGAGCAGCTCCTCGGGGTTGACCTTGAACGCCTTAAGGATGGCCTTGAGCTCCTCGCGCTCCTTGAGGTGCGGGATGTAGCGCGGGTTGTTCGTGATGTTGGCCAGGTTCAACAGCGCCTGATTCTGGATGTCGCGCTCGATCAGCGCGGTGGATCCGCGGGCGTCGATCTCGTAGTCGCCCTTGATGGCCGGGTCTGGATCGTTGGCCATCTTCCAGTCGTAGTACCGACCGATGTGCGGCCTGGTGATCGTGTCGTCGTACAGCTTCACGCGCTGGCGCAGCACGGCGTTGGCGTTGTTGTACAGCATGACCATGCCGCCGACGGTCTCGGGCGCACTGCCCTGCTCTCCGCCCATGATCTGGGGCATGCTGGACTCGGTGTCGGCGAACTGCATGGCAGCCTGCGCGATGGCCAGCAACTCCTCGAGGTGCGAATTGAACTCGAACACCGTCATGGCCGCACGCACGTCGTCGAGCTCGTCCTTGGCCAGCCAGACCTTGTTGGGCGTGATCTCGTAGCTGCCGTTCTGCGGAATCACCATGCCCTTCTTGATGACGATCTGGCCGCCCAGCGAGGTGCGTCCGTTGTCCATCACTTGGCGCCAGGCGCTGTTGACCACGCGCTGCTGGTGCTCGAGCTCGTCGGGCAGGCCGTAGCCGAACGGGCTGTCGTCGGATTTGCGCCAGCAGTAGACGTCCACCGGCAGCGTGCGGTCCACAACCCACGACTCCATCGCACCCACGACCTTGTCGTTGACGATCACGAGCACGCCGAAGTCCACGTCGGTCAGCGGATCCTGCGTGCGGCTCGAGAGCATCTCCATCTCTTCGGGCTCGATCTCACCGTGGTACGTCCACATCTCGTAGGCGTCCTCGTTGATCATGTCGCGGATGATCCGTCCCTCGGCCACGCGCAGCTTCTGCGGCGGCGAGCGCAGCACCTCGCGGATGGCCTCCTCGTCGTAGCCTGGCAGGCCCACGAGCTGGCGCAGTTGCTTGCGGGTGACCATGCGACGCATGAAGAACCCGCGGCCGGCCTGGTGGTCGTTGCCGCAGCTCGGATCGAAGAAGCAGTCCCACGGGTCCATGCGCATGCTGGCCGGGACGATCGACTCGTTGATCTGCAGCACCTGCGTGCCGCCAGCCTGCGGCAGCCAGACCTTGCTGGTCTGCCGGGCCGGGAACGGGCCGTACATGACCATCGTGCCCAGGCGCACGGCATCCTCGATGCCCTTGCGGCTCTCGCCGTTGTACTTGCACTCGGTCAGGCTGTCGTCGATCGAGCGCTCCATGGCCTCGGCCGCCTGCTTGGCGGCCTCCATGATGGCGTTGGCTTCCTCGTTGGCCGTGAAGCCGGTGGGCTGGCCAGTGGCCGGGTCGACGGTCTGGGCGTTGTTGCCCATCATGTCGGCCAGCTCAGGCAATGGCGTGGGACGGATGCCCCAGTTGCGGTCGTCCACGGGGAACAGGATCTCGCACATGCGCGCCACGGCCTGGTCGACCTTCGGGCGCACGATGTTGATCACCACGCGAGAGCGCGTACCGTCCACCGCCTTGCGCGCCGGCGGGCCGTTGCGCAGGGTGTTCTCGAACTCGCCGGTGCTGTTGGTGTGCTCACCGAAGTAGAGCTGCGCGTTCCTGCGCCAGCGGCGCTCGACGTCGGTGTTGGTGGCGCGTGACTGCACCCACTGGTCGCGCATCTTGGCGAAGACGGCGTACAGGCGCTCGATCTCGCCCTTCTGGCGGCCTTCAAACTCTTCCTGGGTCAGCACCTCGTCGCCGACCATGTAGGCGACTTCGGGCGGTAGATCTTTGGGGTCCATGGTGATCCTTTAGTAGCCGGTCACTTCGTCGAGGACCTGCCACGCAGCCTCAGCGCCTCGGGGCACTTCCCACTCTTCCTCTTCGTCCGGCCACGGCAGAGTCAGCGAAGGCTCGTCGATGCGGGCCAGGCAGTCCATGCCGTCGTCGAATCGACCCACCGGGAAGGTGGCGTACTCGACCTCGAGCAGCTCCTGGATCAGGTCGTGCGGGTTGCCCTGCACGTCGGTGTAGTTGAGCTGCTGAGGCAGCCACATGCGGCCACCCTCGAACCACGGGATGAGCCTGCGGATGCGGGCGTTCTTCTCCACCGCACCAGCCACCTCGGTGATCTTGAAACGGTACTGCCGGCGCTCCATCTCCGCCTGGATGTGCGGGATGTCCGCCTGCATGCCGTAGCGCTCGTAGCGCGTCTGCATCGGCTTGTGCTT